TAATTACAAAAACCGGTCAAATGCTCAAGTTCCTGTCAACCAACCTGGGAATACAAGTAATTATGGTTTCCCATGATGATGAACTAATAGCAATATGCGATCAGGTTTATAAAGTAACAAGGATAGGGAATAAAAGTATTACTTCATTAATTAAAAAGTATGAAAGGAAAATTAGGAGGAGAAATGGATAGTGTAACATGCAAAAAATGTGGCGTGAAGTATGATGATCCAAGTGAAGGTTTTTATTGGGAGACGAGAAAATGTGGATGGAGAAAACCATGCAAAACATGTATCAGTGATTACAATAAATCACCCAAAAGGTATAAGAAAAAATTGAAGTACAATCGTGAATTCAGGAAGAGAAAAAGAGAGGAAATAAAGAATGGAACAGGAATTCTTTGAAGTCAGTTACGACATAGCTCGATACGGTTTTGGAGAAGTTGTATTTGTTCTCATGTTTCCCCACTTTGGAATTTGTCTCCTTGAAAGAGCAGTCATTCAAGTTTTTCCAGATGGGATGTGGGTCGCTATATCGACTCAAAACTAAGGAGGAAAAATGGCTCCGACCAACCTATACACAGTAATCACAGTTAGAAATCAGCAACAAGAATTGATTGGGTGGAGATGGGAAATTGCTACCCCTGCATCCATAATCAAAACGAGAAGATTGATCACTGTAAGTAAAAACAATGCAATCAAATCACTGCAACACCACTCCACAAAATTCCTTGGATTTAAAGTTCCTAAAGATAGAATAAAAGAAGTTGACATGGTTGAAACTGAGGAGAAGTAAAATGTCGAGCCATGATTTCAAGCTTTTAAAAATCTCACGTTACACCGGATACTTGTACAATCTTGATCTATTTGTTCACAATGGAAAAGAATATATAATGAGTGAACCGGTTGCCTATATTGACGATGTAGATCAGGAGTACTTTATTTCCTGCGGAATATTAGGAGGTAGGAGAATCTATAAAAAGATCAACTATTGAATGGAGGTAGAAAATGGAAACAAAATGGACAATCAAACCATCATATAAACTTCCATTTGGTATGTACAAAGGGAAGAAGATTGAACAAATTCCAGATAATTATTTGAGATGGATTGCTGAGAATTTAGATGAAGATACTCCTCTCCATAAAGCAATCTGTGAAGCATGTGATAAAGAACTTTCATGGAGGGAATCGTTTAATTGGCACATTGATGATTCGGATGATTAAGGAGAAATAAAGATGGAAGGGACTCAATGATGAAACTTAAAAATAATCGTACTTGTGTTGAATTAGGAATAGTAATGCAAGCGATAACAGAGATAATTCTCTGTACTTACGACAAGAATAAATTGAAAACCCTTCATATTACTACTGAGATAAAAAATATTGAAGGTGAAACCTTCATCCTTCCAACCGTACATTTAGAAATGGAGTGAGAAAATGAGACTACGATTCAAACCCGGAAATGTTGCGTTTTATGTCTCTGAGTTTGGTGCTACGATAAAAAGTGTTATCGTGGATCATCTTAGTATTAATCCGCAAACAGAAGAAGTTAAAGTTTGGTTCCATACTTCTCTTGACAATGAAGCACTTATGATGGATTTTGACCAGGAGGATCTACACAAAACCTATCAACAAGCAGAAAAAGCCTTTTATAAAAGAATGGAGGAAATAAAAGATGAAGAATAAAAAGAAGAGTATTCCGGTTCCCACAATCGAACACTGGACAACCATACAATATGAAACAGCACTTCCGATCGACTTTGTTAAGCTGATCGATAAGAATTATAATAGCATGATTGTTTACATCAAAAAAACAGGCAGGGCTTTTACCGATCTTCGAGAAGTACTCATTCGCTGGGGAGTATGGTCAAGGGATATGAATACTATTCTGAGGAAACGAATAAACATTGAAATCACCCCTTTAGAACATGCCACGAATGAATTTGAGAGAGATGATATATTAGGAAAACAAAAACTAAAAACTCATCTCAAGCTTGCATATGCATACTGGTGGAATCGTACTCACTCCTTAGAAATGTATCGGAAATCATTTTTTGGGAAAATTTCTGATAGAAAGAATATTGATAGTGGAATGAATACTATCAAAGGAATGTTAATGGCAGACTTCACCGAAGAGTATTTGCAAGAAAAATATCCACATTTCTATGATTTAGTAAACAGGCTTTCCAAGAAAAAAGAACTCACCGAAGAAGAAACGAAAGCAGCACTTGATGGTGGGATTGCTCCAGTAAACGATTTTTAATATGTTATAATGGGTAGTAAATCAACCAAATAAAAGGAGAAGAAAATGCCAATTGAAATCGTAGAAAGATATTCCAAACCGAAGATTATTTGTTCCCACTGTAAAAGTGAAATTCTCATTGACATCACTCCATTCAAGGATAATGTTGCTCAAATTTTGCAAGATAAATGTGTAAGGTGCGGTGGAACATTGTTTGTTGGAGTTCTCATTCTTGCACATCCGGATTTGCAGGGACTCGCACATTGCATTTCTCTTGCAACGAATGCCGTTAACCCAGGAAACATGCTATACCAGGAGTTAAACAAGAGGTAGCAGACATGGAAAAGAAATCAAGATCGGGAATTACAATCAATAATCAGCCATTGGAAACAGTAGTTGAAACAATTGAAAACAGTCAGCCCGATGAATATACTTCGGAATCGAAAACACCCTCTTTATATCATCGACCAAAGTTAACTTACAGAAGTAAAGGGAGATCAGGAAAAGTGATTCATAACATTCATGAAATTAATGTTAGAATGGTAAAGGACCGTGTTATTGAAGCCATTAAGGAGAAGGATGTAGCAAGAGCAATAGTAGCAGTACTTCTCACTCAAAAACAACCAATTTCCGGCCATCATATTACCTCAAAAATCCAGGAATGCTTGAAAGAACATCATGAGAAATTTTACTTCAAGCCCTATTCCGTTCGCACCTGTATTGGGATTATAAAAAAATCCAAACTTAATGAAGTATTCAACGCATCCATGAATTATGATCTTTACAAAAAGAGAGTAATGACTTACCAGATCACCGATCCTGAATTGAATTTTATGGAAGCAGTAAATATGCTTATGATAAAAACACCGAAGAAAAATGATAAACCTCCTGTCACCAAACCTAAAATTGTTGCAAAGGTAGTTGAATCACCAGTTGTAAATCCTCCCATTGAACAGGAAATCCATTTCAAAATCACCATAAGTATAAATATTGAAACAAATATGGGGTAGTCATGCCAAAAAGTCTCAAAGGTGGAGCGTTCGAAAGAGAAATGTGCAAAAAGTTATCCCTCTGGTATTCTCATGGGAAACGCGACGATATATTTTGGAGAACCGCTGGTAGTGGAGCACGTGCAACGGTCCGCATGAAAAGTGGTAAATGCACCAACGACAGCGCCGGAGATATGTGTTCGCTTGGGGATGAAGGGTTAAAGTTAACATCAAATTCCATATGGGAATTCAAGCGGGGATATACTTCAAAAAAGAATGCGAATATGAGTATTTCTCTTATCCCGATTCTTGACAAACTCGCAAAGGAAAAGGAACCACTCCTTATCCAATGGTTTAAAAAACTATTTCTTGAGATGAAAGACCATAAAAAATCTCACGGTTTTATTATCTTTAAACGTGACAGGAAAAATGCTTGCATTGCATTCTCATTGGAAACGTGGTCCTATTTAAAAACGAGAAATGTAAAGAAGTATTATAATCCGCCTTTTGGACCGACTGCATTAATTTTGGCTTATGATGTTGACTTTGTGGTAATGCTACTGGATGATTTTCTTTTTTGGTGCGAACCGGAAACAATTGGTAGAAGAATCCATAGACGTATGAAAGGATTACCATATGAACAAGAACCAGGAAGAGAAATTTCAGAGCCTAAATTGGTCGAAAGAAAGACCGGGATCAAGCGGTTTTTATCAGTACAAAGGAGTGACAAGGAGCGGAGCAATCGTAAATCTATTACTACTCGTAGACAAAAAAAGAGGTAGGGCATTCCTAAGTCCAGCACGTTCCTACAACCTCTGGTATTTTTCTCATGGCGAATGGCTCGGTCCATTCGAATCGCCGGAACAGTATTTAAACCATTGTCCGTGAATAAAAAAGGCCTCCAATAAAAACTACTAAAGGAGGCCTTTTTTGCGCCTATATGTTACCCTTAATTCTTTTCGATCGTTTATTTCCGGGCTTCTCCGGAAGCCGGAAAAGCTCGCAATTTAACGAGGAATTCTTTAAATCGACTAAACTTCTCAATTAATTCAGGAGCATACTTATCCAGGTGGGACATTTTTATTGCACTGAAATATGCTACCGAACACTCCAAAGACTTCACACTGACACCTTGGTTCTCAAGCTTTTGGACTTTTCTCACATATGCTGTTGAGATCTTCACCATTCCATAGTAATTGAAGGCAATCAACCTATCATCTTCAAATACTTCTCCAACAAAGTCCCCAAAATCGGTTCCAAGGAACTTCGACTTCTTCACGGATACCATTATTTTGTTTTTGAAGGTTCCGTTTACTACACATGGAATCATGATTCTCTGTTCGATTTTCTCCATATAACTCGAAAACGTGCGAAGCCTTTCATTCTCATCCATTTTTCTCCCCCCACTTGGAAGCCCACTCCTCAATTCCCAAAACTTGATTTTCTTTCAAATTTCTACGATGATCATGGGTTCCCATAACTGCTCTTTCGAGCATCATATTAACACCTTTATTCCCAGGATTCCCAAGTGCTGTTCTGTATTTGTTCACCCATTCCATACCACCAAAACAATGGGTAGCAGCCATCCGATTTGTATGGTAGTCAGCCCAATTGTAGTGATAATTTCTCCTGTCGCCGTGATGGTGAAGAGTTCCATAATTGCTGATAAACTTTCTTCCACCAATAATAGCGAGTGAGAAATTAATGAAATTCTCACCACCTCCGTAGATCCCCATTACTTCAGGCCATCCACCGAGTTTGTCGTACAACTTCCTTGACATAAACATCCCACATGTACTCATGCAGGGAAGTTCCGTTATATACTCTTTCAGGTTATCCGGTCCAAGACATTCACTAATCCCAGGTTCTTCCCCATCCTTCTCCAAAAAGGAAGTAAATGAATAATGTACATTCCCTAATCTCGGTTGGTAAACCAGTTTGTAAGCGAGACGTTTATTCTCAAGGATATGATAGGACAAAGGCAAATGTAATGTGTCGTTTTGAAATTCCTTATGACCCATCATTGCGTTATAATAGCAGGCAGCATATACCAAACTGTGATAAGACGGCATTACATGAGCATCAAGGAAAAGTAGTATTTCTCCAGTCGACTTTGATACTCCATAATTCTTTGCATTCCAATGACTCAATTTTGAATCGTAGGAATAGTACTTCAGCCAATCATGCTGGTAAGCTTGAGCCTTTATATGACCTTGAGAATACTGTGCTTCGGGATGTATGGTTTCCCCATACATGGGTATTCTCTTTTTGTTTAGGACATAGCCATCATGAGCTCTGTCGGGCACTTGTCCTTGTTCTTCCACTTCCTTGCAATAATTATCTATCGCAATAATCTCGTAGTCACAAAAGCCTTCTAATTCTTCCCTGACTGCTCGAATCGTAAAAGCAATTTGAGGCCATTCATTTACAAAAGGCATTATGACCGAAATTTTTTTATTCATTTTATTTCCTCCAGAATCTTGATGTTACACCGACTTCTTCCAATTCACTCCAACAAAACTTCTCCCAGGTACCAACATAGGGTTCAACATCACTCCAAAATATTTCATTTCCCCAGTCGTGGACACCAATGAAATCACCACTCCGCAGCAATTTGGAGTACATCTCCACTTCCTGTTTTTTTCTTCCGTTGTCGCAGTACAGAAGTTTTTTCTCAGGTCTTTTTATCAATTCTACTACTTCATGATTGTCGGCTTCCAAGACATTTACTTCCACATGGAAAACAACTCGTGGTGAGAAATGTTTTTTGATTTTCGGACAATGATCAATCAAATCAAAAGTATGAATTTCCGCTTCCGTCCCGTCTTCAAGGAGTTTGGTAAACCCTGCTTTGAAAGTACCAAACTCGATAATGAGTGGAACATCCATTTTTTGAATTACTTCGATGGTATGTGATACCAATTTACGTTCGTGTTTCATTGTGAAACCAACACCGGAAGAGTGTTTAAAGTCATGAGTAAAACGACCTTTGATTTTCTTCTCCTGGTTATGAATATCGTATTCCATTTACTTTGAAACCTCCCATGAAGTATTCTTCAGCTTTGTAATACTGTTTTGAGTTCTCCATACCCTTCCAATATCCTTTACATATTCGGATTCGGCTGGATATCCATATACTCCATAATCCCATTTGGAGATTACTTTCCCCATTGGTGTTCCAAATTGCTTGTAAATTTTCATTTGCCTTTCAGGGCACCAGTTCGCAGTCAGGAATTCATTTGTCTCCTTAATGAAATCCATTCTTACAAGAGAAGGATGTCCGCACCATCCAATACTACCTTTAAGGGTTTCAGGACAGTGGAAATAACTCCCATTCCACGGAAAGAAATGTGCCCAATTTTTCGAATGTGCCATCCCCAATGGTTTGAATGGAAGTCTCAATGTGGCAAGTTTGGGATACTCTTCCATTATCCGGATCATTTTCTTTATGTCAACATACTTTGTGAGTTCCCAGTCGTCTTCCAGGTAGAAGACATAATCCACTTCTGACGTTGAAGCCATATCCCATAACCATTTAAAAGCTGAGGAGAGGCTGTGAGAACCTTTGTAGTTAACTTTCGAAAATAAAATAGGCAAAACCCTATTGGCACTTAGTTTTATGTCCATAGCAGTATATTCAGTGTCTTTTCTACCGACTGGATCGACATGAAGACCACAAACAAAAACTACCCCATCAACTTCATTATCCCGAAATAAATGGTTGTCAAATGATCTATAGGTTCGACGGAATATACTTGGGCGTATGGTCGCAGGAGTGAGTACTAAAATTTTATAAAGTTTCATGAATCATCTCCATCATTTTAGAAACCCTGTGAGCATTTGTATTTTGACTCACAGTTAAACGATACCCCTCGTCTGCAATATCTTGCATCATTTCAGGGTTGTTTAAAAGCATATAGATCTTCTCCATACACTCCGTTATATTTGAATAACTAACGTAGTGGATCATATCCTCATAGCCGAGATCTTCCAGTTCCTGAGTATACTCAGTCAGCAGAAGGGAAGCACAAGCCATCACCTCAAAGGTTTTCATGTTCATTGTGTTGAAGATATTTGAAGTATTGAGAACTATGTTGGACATATTCATCGTCTCAACAAAGCCTTGTTGGAAAACCCTTTTGATAAGAACTCTGAGACCATTTGTCGCCTGATTCTTCAACTCATCTTGAAGCGGTTTTCTAAATGGATAAAGCGTATCGTGGTTAGACCAGCCGACATAGACATCCCACATTTTCGTAAGCTTTTTGGGATAAAAAACCTTCTCATCTACGCCAAAAGGTAAATATCTGATACACTTCGAACGGTCGTTCTTAGCAAACCAATTCATGACTTGATAAGAAAGAGAAAAATGTAAATCATACTCATGGGAATCAAGCATTGCCTTATATGTCCCGATGGTTCCGGGCCATTTGTTGGGAACGAAGGGAGTAAAGTCACATATAAAATGAATCTTCGGCAACTTTACTTTTTTAAAACCGATGAAGGGAATGGTATACCTCAACCCATAAGTCATAATTACATCCGGTATCCAGTTCATCTCATTCTCATAATATTCAAGAATACGCGGAATGTAATTTAGTTTATCGAGAAGTTGATGATCCCTATATCCGGGACCGTAGTATTTCACGTCATTTGTAACACCAATTTCATCTCTAAAATGCTGGTGTCCAGGGTTCCATCTTGTTCTTTGATTTGGACTAAGAAAAAGTATTTTCATTTCATCACCTATTCAAGTAGCGTTCTTCACATTCTTTGCAAGGCACTCCATTGCTATGAGAACAACTACCGTCCCAATCTAAGATGCCTAATCTTTTATCGGTAAGCCATTGTTCCCTATCTGTCATGGAGTTATACCATCTTGGTCGTTTTAATGCCTGTTCAAAAAGGTCACCTTGATTCATTATCACCTCCGATTTGCCTTCTCCACCTCTGAATCCATCCATGCAGACGGTTTATCATTTTTATCAACTTCTCCCCTTTTACTTGCCGGACTTCCAAACCATATTTCATGACTGGGAACATCCTTAGTTACAAGGGATCCAGCACCTACCAGAGAATTTCTACCAATGGTGACTCCCGGATTGATACATACATGGGTAGCAATCCTGGTCCCGCTTTTGATTCTCACAGGATTCGGTATAAACGGCCGATTCCTGTGCAATACTATATCATTCGCATTCGTTGTAGTACTACGGACGCCGAAATAAACGTAGTCTTCAATTACTGTTCCCATGGACACATTCGCATAGTTATAAATCACGCTATTTTGACCTACCCAAGAATTCTCAGCCATCCATGCTTTTACTCTCAGTTCAGAACCTTTCCCAAGTACACATCCTGGTCTCATTACTGCTTGATGCCCAAGAAAATTACCTCCATGGAGGATACAATTTTCTTCGATAATCACTCCCAGCCCAAGAGTGACTGGGCCGAGAAATTGGACTGTCGGATGTATAAATCCAAAGTACTCACTGGTGTAAAGGTACTTGTGTCCATTTTCTTTTATGGTGATATATGGATTTATCATCGTGTTGAAATCCTCCTTTCCCTTCTGGAAATTTCAGAGGTGCCCAAACTTCTCACAAATTTCGCAGGACATCCCATATAAACACCATCAACATTATCCAAATTTTTTGTTACCAAAGAATGAGCTCCAATTACTACCCCTTTCGCAATCTGCTTCCCTGCAAGGATGGTGGAGTTATCCCCAACAAATACTTCATCTCCAATTCTCATGACATCCTTTGAGGGCAATCCAGCATGATCCAAATATGCTGTTTTGACACCGGCACAGAAAAAGACATTTCTTCCAATCACCACATTTCTCGCAATGATGGATTGGTATCTGATCTGTGAACCTTCTCCAATAAAGCATTTACCGGAACTTATGCAAAAGTCATCGAAGAAAACACTACTCGATATGTAGGTATGACGTTTAATAACACAAAAACTACCGATGGTAGAATTGTCTTCAATTGTAACATCATCCCATATCATCGTATAAGGCCCGATTGCAACGTTTTTCCCAATCTTGACGTTATTACCTATTCGGATCGTTGGATCGAAGTGCATTCTTCATTCTCCTTATTTTTTCGTTCAACTCTTTTCTTCTCTTGTTCGGATTCCCACAATTTCCGGAATTCCTCTATGTAGTTAATGGAAGATTCGATATCCCTTTCTGTTACTTTTATGTTAGAAGCAGAAACGACAATGTCATTCATTGCCGGAACATAGCTGGAACGGTACAAGTAATCCATGTTGTATTGCTGCCTGCAAATAACCTTGGTACAAATACTCGGATCCAATTTGTACTTGTTGAAAATGACCATTGCTACCGCTTCCAAATACTTATCCATACCTTGCACCGGTTCAAAACCACTATGAAATGAACCGAAGTCGAAGTACATCCCCATGTTTCCAAAGACTTCTCTCATCATAGTTAAGCTACCATTAAGAACCATCAAACAGCCGCTCAGCGCCGCCTCAGGCCCAACGAGACCAAAGGATTCCTCCCTTGTCGGAAAAATAAAAACACTTTGCAAGTGCATAAGTTCCATTAGCATGTTTGAGGGGATTCCGGTCTCGTATTTTTTATCAAACTCACTGGTGAAACAGAACTCCTCCTCGGTTAATCCAACGTCTCGCGCCATCTTGATGTACTTGCTAATATCTTCTTTCCGCTGCCGGCCGGTTGCCCACTGGTTTGCAATGGCGAGAAAAACGGAAATTCCATGTGCTTTCCAGGCACCGAATATTTTAATCAAATATTGGACACCTTTTGCTGCCAATCTATCGCAGGATGCAGGATAAAACTGAACCATTTCAGCGCTGAGAATTGCTGGATACGCGTCTATAAGTTCTTTGGTTTCATCCGACATTTTGTACCATGTCCGCGGATCTTTGATGTGAGGAATTACAGCTACGTTCTGCTCACTTGTTCTGAATTGCTCTGCTACTCGTCTGCGATCGGAAGCATTTGGGAATACAATTCTGTGGGCAGGTCCATATGCTTTCAACTCCCACCAATCACGCATTACAGACGGGACAGAATGCACCCAATGTAACCATGCCATATTCGGAAGGACAGATGAAGTAAAACGTATCCCTCCAGCATAGGGCAAATTCCATCCAGTAAAAATCCAGTCGTGAGTAAAAGCGACGTCGATATGGTTTTCTTTGAAATACGGAACCAGAGCATCACAAACTCTAACGGAAGTATATTTGTGGTCTGTGCTCCAGTTGATCGCTGAAATATAATCTGTCAGGTGGGCGAAAGGGACAATCTTGCGAAGAGAAAATCTTTCCATAACAACTTCTTCGCCTACGCTCAAAAGTCTCCTGTGAATCTGATCAACATGATCTGCTCGAAAGTTCTCATTCACAAGTAGATGAACATTGTGTCCATACTTGAGAAGCATTTCACATTGATCGAGAACAATTCCCGTAAGCGAATAACCCGGATTGAAATCTTGAAAATTGGTTAGGATGGCTACATTCCGGATACTCATATTACTTCTCCTTCCATTGGTCGTTCTCTTGCGAGTGACCGTTAATGGTAAAACGGGATCCCGAAGGGATCCCGAAAGTTGCTTTAATTATAACATGCTTAAAACCTTTTAAACATCCGGTTTCAGATCGTTATCCGGAATGTCAAATGTCACACGAATCAATTTGCATAATGGCAAGATGAGAAGATCGTCGATTTCCGACTTGGTTCCCAGGACGTAGTCCTCAGCGAAGTCGAGTATCTTGTCGGCGAATTCTTTAAGAAGATTTGAATCGAATAATGAGAAGAGCATCTCAATCAGGCTGGGAAACAACGTTTTAACATCTGTTCCTGTTGGTATAGCCATCGAATTTCTCATCGATGCAAGAATGGGAAGAACCATCTTGTCATCTACCAGGGACTTTGTTTCCAGGACATAATCTTCGGCGAATTTGAATATCACATCCGTAAACTTCTTAAACAACTCCGAGCTGAGAAGATTGAGAAGCACTGTTACAACACCAGTAAGCATTTGTCTATACATATTTACTCCTCCTTTTTTATTGGACCGGAATTGTCACGGTCACGTTGATATTTTGCGGTGGAACTGGTGTTACCCGACGATCAATTACTACCGACGTTTCCGAGGAATTCGCACTAAATGACCCACTTTCCCCAAAAGCGACCACTGTAAAGTAAATGGTTTTAATTTCCCCTTCGGCGACGGCAGTAATTGGTTGAGTAATTCCAGGAGTTCCACCTAATACTTCTCCAAGAGAAATGTACGGCCCTCCTGCCGTTTCACTGTAATACACTTCCCATTTGGATAAAGCATTTCTCTTTGACTGTTCAACTTCAACTTCATTGGAATCCGCCGATTCTTCTCCAGTGTTGAGATAGGCACGAACAACGAGATTGTAATTTTCAGTAGCAATTGGATCAGGAGGCTGAACCCATGTCGCTGTAACTTCATTAGTAGTCTTTTCATAACTCGCGGTCAAATCCACAGGTACAGGCATTTCGGGCAACGACGGAACCAAAGTATTTATCGTGACTGGATGAACAAGCCCTTCCCAAATAGGAGATGAGTAATCATATTCACTTCCAACGATCTTTGAAAACAGCCGATATCCATCCGGAAGAGGATCATTTTCATCCCAATCGATAGTAAATTCGGCATTGGAAATCGAAAAGGAAAATGTGAATAACAGTAGAAAAAATAAGAAGTTAATTGTTTTCATTTTCTTCCCCATTTTTTTTGAATTTATCTTCTTTCCTACACTCTTCGCAATTAGAACATTTTCTATCAAATATTTTCCCTTTTCTCACCCTCCTATCTTTGGTTTCAATATGCCTCCATCTCTTAACTTTGCTATACCATCTATTATAAGTTGCAATGAGAATTCCGGCATCAATCGGCAAGTAAAGGTAGTCATCAAAGGCTGCTCTTCTCGCGCCAAATAACTCCCAAACATTTGGTGAATCAGAAATAGCGACAATCACGCACCATGGATTCTCCCGCCTTATAATTTCCACTACCTCTTTTGCTGTATGAACGGAATTCTCAAATGCATCCAAATCTATCATCAAAACCGAAACGTATTTCTTATCTATAATCAGACTGAAGCCATCTAATAGAGAACTAAGAGCGTAACATGTTATATCGTTTTCCCCGAACGCGATGTTAAGTGCTGAACGTGTTTTCTCATTTGGGGAAAGAACTCCAACATTCCGCTTCGGCCTGTCATACTTAATTTTAGGGGTAGGGTAAGTAGTATTTTTTATATTGTAAAGTGTTTTCCTTACCCGAAGTGTCATTGCTACTACAATCAACCCGAAAGCTATTGCAGTAGGAATCCCAATCGTCCACCATAAGTAATGAGTAACAATCTGACGATGGAGTTCCATTCCTGATTCACTTCCATACTGAGAAGCATACCTGAGTAAAGTGAAAACTAATTTCTCAATAAACTCAGCAAAGAAAAGAACAGTTATGTACTTGTATACTTCTGTCGCCTTACCTGTTTTCCTCCACCACCAAATAAACAACAAAAAACCATACAGACAAATGATGGAAGTTATAAAATAAATATGAAATGCTTTCATTTATCGTTCTCCATTGACCTTCTCATTGCACTCATCAACTGACTTCATTGGTTGTAGAAACCATCGATCACCGCATCCATTTATCTGAGCAATCATATTATTAATTCTACTTTCTGCTTCTTTCCTTTTATCCTTCGCCATTTCGATACTCATCTTTCGCTTCAGATCAAATTCTTTTGTATCTTTTTGTGAGAAGAGGGATATGATTTTTTTTACTATATTCATTTTCATGTCCCCCCTCTTCCGTGAACAAGGGTTTCAATCAATGCTGTTAGTCTCGCAAGGGTTGTAGAATTCTCATTAAGTTGACCCATCAACTCACGCTCATAGGTAACATGTTCCTTAATAATTTTATGCTGAGCAATTATTATCCAACCAAGGAGTGCGAATAATAGAAGGAGAAAAACCAAAAACGGATCTTTTACAATCTGAATTACTTCTAAAAAATCACTCATTGATTCTGCTCCAGGTTGGTAAGTCGTTTCCCAATAATTCATTAACTTCTACTCTTTTTTCTTTTTCTTCGTCTCCCTTTGGAAGATCCTTTTCTACCAACAAGAGACCTTCCACTCTTATATCCTTGTTTTGTTGAAGCCTGACAGATTGCTATCGCCTTTCCTTTCCCGTACCTACGGGTGAGATAACCGACTCACCTGTGTACTCTTGTTCCTTTAGGCATTTCCCTACCTCCTATCAAACTGTAGTGGTAGTGGTGGTAGTACTGGTAGTTGTGATAGGAATAACGGAATTGATTCCAACAACTTCTTCGCTCCAATACCAGTGCCATGAAACCCATCCATCCCCGGAAGCTTGTTTTTCAATTTTCATTGCATAGGACAATCCTCCGGGCAGTATAAACTCACCAGCAAACCCATGACCTGCTTCGTTTGACTTCTCTGTGCCAACTATATCGGCCCAAACTTCAGTCCCAAGATCTGAAAAAACAGCATCAACTCGAAAATCAGCATAATGAGGATTACCAGAAAACCAACCGTTTTTATTTCTCACAACTAAAGGATCACCTTTTGCTGTAACGGTTGGATTCACATATGTCCGCAGAATCATGCCAGAGTCAGCATCGATTTTCCAGTGCATATGTAACTGAAAGTAGTTCTCACCATACACTTGATTTTCAACTTGTGGAATATTCAGATAAAAGTACTTAGTATCACCCTCTCCACTTAGAGTGGCAAAATTTGAAGAGTACCAAATTTGCCCTTCCATTACCGCTTGATCGTGTCCATTTCTCACAACTATCTCGCCATCAGCATTTATCAACACAGGGTGAGAATTGCCATCTACTCCTAATAACTGGATGGTTTTCCCCATGATAATTCCCCCTATTAAATAACGTTAGACTGTGGTTGTCGTGGTAGTACTGGTAGTGGTAGTGGTGGTTGCTGCATCATCGTGGAACCGCTCATAATATTCAGCATTAATCTGAAGCCTGTTAGAAGCTGCTCTGGAGGTGAGCCGCAGCAGGTAGGCAGTATTAGGTGCCAGCAATATTTCATTTGCATCTCGCCCCTCACCCCCGAAGTTTCGGGGTCCTGCACCACCGCCGAGGATTCCTTGGAACAGTAAAGTTCCATCGCCAGATCCAGCCGGTGTATGACAAATCTGAGGTGCAGCCTTGAGAGGATTCGACTCGTACCGATTCCGGTTGTAAGAAGTAAGGGCATTTCCACTGGCATACGTCTTCGATGTCCCCTCATAGATATAAAAATCTGCGAGAAGAGATGATTGAAAGGTGAAAAGCATGTGAAGCAATTGTCGGGTATTGCTGGTTCTGATGAACATTTCAATACTGCTCGCACTTGCCACAGAAGCACCGACATACTGTACATCCCACAATTTTGCAGCATGTACCAGTAAATGCTCCTCCGGCAGAAATGGGACAGTGTTAGTAAAACTGTCGATGATGTTCGTTTTCCTGTACTCTTTCCGTGAAGTCATACTCTTCTCCTTTTCGATACTGTTAGTAAAATACTGACTAAGCTACTGGCCGATTTAAACCGTTGTTGTAGTGGTCGCCTCTGTGTAATCATCAGGACAAACAAAACCAGTGGGAATTGTACCTTCCATCTCACTTTGAGAAGTCCTAATCGTGACTACATGTGCGGGATCTTTATCATAAAGTGTTGCTGCAATGTAGTAATCACCCGAAGTAAATTCAGTTTCAGTCATATTAGGATCTGTGCCGGTTGCTGGATCTGGAGACCCGGATCCTAACCATGAATTATTAATACCAAACCAAATATCTCCAGTTGCAAAATCAACTGCTACCTGAACATAGTCATCAGTTCCCGCCGTACCGCTTAGAGTAACAAAACCACCATCACGATACAATCTACCAGCCGTCCACCATCCAACACCAACGTTCGATCCATCTTCTCCGACCCTATTAGTTAAACTATGAGAAGAATCCATCCAGCCGATAGTTATATTATTCGCTGATTTCGCATCAATATGCATCTCATAATAAACCTTACGAGAATTACATGAAGATACTGATCTAACTGCATCCTGTCCGTCAAGTGCTCCTGTATGGGTAGCAGTCATATCACCATTGCTGAGAGTAACATCTGCACTCTTATCATTTTCATTAAACCTAAATGCAGACGGAGGAGCAGTAGTCGTGGTAGCAGGTGTTGTCACTGTCGTTGTACTGGTACTTGTAGTACTCGTCGTTGACGTAGTGCTGGTTGACGTGGTTGTTGACGTGGTTGTTGAAGTAGTTGTACTCGTGGTTGATGTGGTAGTAGTAGTTGCTGGTGCAACTGTCGTAGTGGTCGTACTACCAGTTGTTGTAGTGGTTGTCGATCCAGTTGTTGTCGTACTTGTCGTCGAAGTAGTACTTCCAGTAACCGTCGTTGTAGAGGTTGAGGTTGTCGATGCGGTTGTCGACGTCGTAGTGGATCCTGTCACAGTGGTAGTAGTTGTAGTGGACGTAGTAGTAGTGGTTGACCAGAAGGTGTAATTTTCCCATGCTGGCGTGGAAGTGTTCCATCGTAAAAGATCACCCTCTTTTTCAGAAGCAATATTGGTATCAGTAAGATCGCTTACACTCAGCGAATCTAATTCATCCCAATTATCATTATTTGCTCCAACCCAATCTGATTGATCACCCGGAATGACTATAGTAATTGCCATTTTAGATACCTCTCTTTACTACCACATCCCATTTACTTGTTGCATGATTGAATTTCAAAATGGATTTATCCTTGAGAACTTTCACATCCACATCGGCCAATCCCTGCAACTTCAATGCGGTATTATTGAGAAGATCAATATTCGCATTGTAGTAATGATGCCAGTTTTGAGCATCGTCCTCAAGTTTGAAAAAACCAGTGTTTGTCGTCCTTTGTACCATTTTTTAATCCCCCCATGGAGTAAAGCCTGATGGTGCTGCATAGCTCATCTGCCAGCTATGACAATGAACTTCTACCCTTTCCATCGTGTTAGAGCCATCAGAATTCTGAATCTCAACCATTGGTGTTACATAATCATCATAGAAGTAATACGTCCTACCATGATAAGTATACGATCCCTTTTGCATCCAACCGGAAAATGCTTCTCCAATTCCAAGTGCCGGATTACCCGACCATGCACCGTTTTTGGAAAACCAAATTTTCTCATTATCAATGTCTATAGCTATCCCAATCTTATCTCCACGATTAAATGAACCGGCTCCAAAATATACTTCTCCAGTGCTGCCAGTTACCAGATTCCCATTACTTCTATATCCACAAGCGAAGTAGGTTATATCAAGATTTGTATGCATCACTTGACCTACAGTGTCGCTTACCGGCCAATATGAACCATTCCAAAAGTGCTCTTGTGCTACACCAAAGGCAACTTTTTTAGTAGTATCCAAACCATCTTCTTCATCAAGCAAATTGTCAAAAGTAAACTCAACGTAATACTTCCCGGTTTGTTTCGGCTCTTCCACAATCAAATGGTTATTAGTCCAAACACCGGTATTGATCGCGTCTCTATAACCATATGGGGCACTTGTATACCCAAGAGAATAGTTGCCTGTACCATAGGTAATACTCCAATCACCCTTAGAGTAAAACCAGTAGAAAACAACATTGGGAGGAATGACAGCTTGTGATCCAGGAATGTAATCCATCCACCCTATGGTTGGTTGCTGTTGAGTGGAAGAAGTCATCATCTCAATCTCAACCGGATGATATTGTTTTTCCAGAACAGCATGACTAATGGTAAGAGCCTTGAAATACTGGTATGTAACAGGAGTAGTAAACCACAGGAGTACTTTCACATAATTCTCACCCTGTTCAACGGTTTCAAATTGTCCACCACCAATATCAACTATATCTGTTCTAAAGTTATTTCCCATACATGCTTCAAAATACTCGTATCCGAATTCTCGTATCTCGTTGTACGTTCTTAGAGTTGTCCAAATACTACCAGTTGCACTACGGTAAGCGTACATGTAATTTCTCAATGGTGAAGGATCATAGTGATTGGCGAGTACTTTCGAATCCGTTGCTCGCATCACTATCTTCATTCCATAACAGAGAGTCGGAGATTCAAGATTCTTACCGATGGACCTGTCGCTCAACCAACCTTCCCTTTCCTGGAAATCAGGTTCATCAACTCCAGACGGGGCAGATGAGAAAATCTTTGTATCGTAGTTTCCGTCAACCGCCGAAGCTCTATAGTCCAGCGTACTTGTAAGAGGGGAAGTATCGTCAATTAAACTCAAACCGGTAGAATATGCTTCCGGTGGAGCCGTAGTAGTTGTCCCGCCAGGAACAGTAGTCCCGGTGGTTGTCGTTGCTGTCGTGGTGGTTGTTGACGTAGTAGTTGTACTCGTAGTGGTAGTAGTTGTCGTGGATGTAGTGGTGGTCACTTCTACATTCATTGTAGCCAAATCGACATTGACAAACTTTCCTGAAGCATGGTCATACATAAGGTAATCTTCATCTGCAAGAGAAGTCAAACTCACATCCAGAAGACTTGCCATATTAAAAAAGTTATCAATAATATCAGCATTGTAGTCAATGAATTCTATAAAGTTCTCCATTCCATAATCAATCTTCAACAAGCCAGTGGTAGCGTTTGGAATATTTCTACCTGCCCAAGTTGTACTACCAACTGAAGGTAATGATGGTCTCGCTTCGGCCGTAACAGCATTATTGTTCAACTTCCACGTAGCCCTTAAATCATATGTGGCATAGGGATAAGTGAAGTCCACGGACTTGGTTTGGTAGTGGTAGACAATTGCAGTATAATTAAATTTGTAAGCATTCAATCCTGCTCCCGGACCAGCATAAGGAACGGCAGTATTGAACGACTCTTCTCCCGTTTGACCTGCACCTATAAAAGCTCCCGTAAATGGATACCATGTGATAGTAAAGTCATCCGTCGCAGTTCTCTCAACACTTACTACTGGAGCCGGAGGAACAAGTTTAGTGGAATCCTTCGTGACATTTATAACCGTTGCATCTTCAGTTGCGACTACTCCTGAAATTGAATGTGGTTGGAACATTAGATAAAAACTTGAATCTGCACTTGAGAAGATCAAGCCAGGAGTTGTCGGGGTAAATATCCAAATATCTACCCCTGAGTTATGTGCTGCAATCGTGGTACCCAACATTCCCCTAATAATACCGGTAAGAGTAATGCTTCCATTCGCATTATTTGTAACGGTAGTAAAACCAATCAACTCATCTTCGATGAGAGCCATTCGATTCATATTAATAGCATCTTCAATCGCTATACTATCGAATGCTGGATCTTCTCTATACGGTGTATATGTGAATCCTACCGTTTCATCAATTTCATTCGTTATACCGTAAGCCTCATCAAGTGTCCCATACTGAGAAAATGCATCCCCTGCAACTGGATCATAAACGTTCCCATTTTGGGAATATCTCAGGTAGTAACCTGATTCATGCAAGTTCTTACGAGCAGCGAGAACAAGGTAAAAACCAGTATTGTAATCCCCAGTCCCTGTCATGTGGTTAAAAGGTAATTGCCAAACACTCGCTTTGTAAAGTGGGTCAGGAGTATAGTCTGGAATTTCCCAATTACTACCTCCACTGGTTTCCCAATTTGAATCGTATAACTCTTCGGTCATCTGTTTAAGGGAAACACCGAAAAAGTTCTCGTCCAAACCCTTTATGTTTTTTGTCATCAACCGGAATTTGGCATTGGAAATTCCGAAGCGAGAATTATTTACTGTTACAACTTGTCCAACGAGAAGTCCAGAAAATCTAAATGGAACTTCACATTCAATTTGAGCTCCAGGATAAGTCGCTTCTTTCATTATCTCCCATACACGTTTACTCGCTACATCTAAATCAATAAAATGTTTTAAGTCTACAGCTTGTTCAACTCTTCTACCAAGAATTCTGTGAAGTGCCGGATTATAAGCCCTTACGGTTCTCTTTGAATAGTCCTTATTTCTATCAATATATGTTGCAACAAAATCAGAATATAACGTATCCCACATTGGGCGATAAAATTTAAAATTTCTCACTTCTCCTTGATCGAAATCAAGAGTAGCAGAAGATGTTTCTGTTTCATCAAACGGAATCAGATAAAACTTCCCGTCAGTATCTTCCGTAAATGATCCACCAACTACCTGCAATGCCTTTTTTATTGCGTCTCTACACTTGATCGCATTTTTATAAACCATATGCAACCCATACTCCTTATTGAACCAGTACAGGGAAGCATTTTCAAAAGAGGTAGCATTTACACCGTCATAATCAACTCCACTTCTCACCAACAAATCATAAACTACGGTAGCAGGGTTCACTCCACCATTTCCAGTTTCAACATAGGAAAACGGGTGAGCAGTTGGAAGGCATTGAAGTACATAATGTATTGTTGGAACTGACTGAACATTTTCTCCAAGGTACAACTGCTCATAGTAAATCCAAGCAATACCTGGTAGTGGGCTCTGTCCAGCAATAGGAGCATCCACGCCATTTCCCGGAACACCGTTAGAAAATATTCTCTGATGATATGAAATTTCTCCTGTTCCAAGTACTCCAGTCAATTCCTCATTAACATAAGTTGCAAGCAGTGAAACAGGTCCATGAGCTAAAGTCATCCAAATGTCAATGTAGTAGTCATAACCAACGATTACTTTTTCAGAACTACAACCTGACTGAACTGTTTCAGTTATCGGTTTTGCTCGCAGTCCACCATAGTAGATGATATTTCCAGTAACCTTTTTGATACCATAAATGAGAGGAACCTTGGAACCCTCATCTGCGGTAGTAATAGCAAAGTCATCGATGGTGGATGGATCTAAAGAATCCATCTCCGGTCCACCTTTAGTCATCATATAAACACTATAGGCGAGACCTATTACCATCAAAGCATATCCGAGGTACGGTAGTAATGCCATTATATCCACTCCTGTAAACGAAAGATTCCCTTACAAACTCTTTTCCACCGATGATCAAAATCAGAAAATCTCACACATGATCCCTCACTGTTATGTATCATTTTCTCATTGCCTAAATAAACTCCTGCATGATTAAATACTCTTATATTTCTCCTGACAATAAACAAAACAATGTCGCCCTTGAGATACGAATCGAATTCCTCATCTACTCTAAAAAATTGCCATGAGAATTTACTGTCCGAATAACGCTTAAAATTTTCATCCATGTGTTGAAAGATTTGGTCGTCATTGGGATCCCGAAACCAAACCCTGCTAACGGTTTTAGGGAAGTCAAATTGCCTAAGTATTTTTATATTGACAAGGGATTGACAAATGTATGTTGAGCAATCGGCATACATCCCTTTCGCAACCTGCAACCATTTATACTCAGTCGCTTTCCAGGAATAAAGTTCTTCCTGGAATTGCTTCCAAAGTGCTTCATTATTTGTAAATGCTGGTCTGTATTCCATTTGAATTAGAATCCCCATATAACTGGATTTTTACTTGGGATCAAAGGCATTCCAAGGAAATCGACCAAATTATCAAACTTATTTATACAGGTAGTAATTAAACGGTCACAACCGGGAAGAATTGTTATCTCAGAGCCCGTCACAACGCGTGAATCAAACGGTACGTGTAAAGTTAGCTTATTACCCACATGATTTGTGATCATGCGGGAATCGTCGGTTACGAAAACCTCACCACCAGTAAAATATCCATCATCATAAGTATCCACTTCGGTACTATAAATGTCGGAACCGATTACTGTTATATTGCTTGTAACGAGACGATATTGGATTACATCAAGAGAACATCCACCGTAGAAGATATTATGATTACATACACAAGAATGAGTAAACATATCCACTTCCTTACTGAGAACATTTGACTTCTGTTCTACAGACAAGGACGCTTCGTTATTCTCATTAAATTGTACTCCGGTCACCCATCCATCAAATATAACTACAAACTCAGTTAGATCATCTGATACTGCTCTGCGAATCGACAACCTTGTTCTATTGGATGGTTGAGTAGCAATGTAAACTCCAAAGTCATCGAAGATGGCTGCTCCCACAGTAGTTGAAACGGTAGACAAGTTTGTATCGACGTTGAATTCGCCTCTCGTAATGGCTGCCGATATATAACTCTCATCTTGAAACACTACATCTGCTTCATGATTGGTGTACCGAAAGTACTCAAAACCTCTCTGGAACTTATATAGTTCTATGAAAGGTATTTGCTCAACCGCTGCCAAATTGCTACTATAATCCGTCATGATGGATACTCCTTTGGTAATTCTAAAAACCGGACTTTCGTTGTTGCTACGGTAGTATTCTTATTCGGAACTTCAAAAGAGTCGTGATCAAAACGGCAGCAGAGCACTCTGCCGATTTCATACACATCGTTCAAACCGATTTCATATGCTGGCATCTGGGTAGTAAACGTGATTGTAATATCTTCTCCAATTGCATCGTATGTTACGGATTGAACTTTTCTTACAATCACGTCACCCGTTTTTAAGTAAAAGTATATTCGATCCCCAACCTTGTAATAACTATGATATTCAGTATCCTCAACGAGCATTGTGGAAGCACTTGCTGCAATTGCTTCTTTCAAATTGAATTCATTTACATTTGCATAGAGCCAAAACTTCTTCAACTGTCCTTTGTGATCATCCATGAATTGGAGAAAATTGTACTTCTCTTGTTTCGTGGTAAGTACTAAATTCATCAACACTGTTAATTGCTTGTCTGCCGTATCTTCCACGATATCCATAGGGGAATATCTTCCAAATTGGGTTACTTCATATCCCCCCAAAATGTTTACATCTACTCCCTTGTCATAATTGGGGTAGAATGGAAATATTTCCAAGTCATCTAATGTTTGAATATCAGACGCCATTCGCTCTCACCTCCTGAAAACTAATATTTGCCCGAACTATATTGCTCGTATAATTTCTCATCGTCAGATTAGAAATCACTCCAACATAAGCTGGATATATGACTACCCTCGTATTATCAAATGTTTTATTAACTGCATTGTAGAGAGATATAGTACTACCTGCAATACCGGAAATAGATTTCGATTCAACCAACCTTGATTCATGGTCAACGATCAAAATGTAGTCACAATACTTTTGAAGATTCCAGTAGTATGTCAAATCTTCATTTCCAATAATGGTAGTCGCACCGGACAAACTTGTTGAGGTAGTAAAGAATTCACTGTAAATAGGTACAACAAAATACTTTCCAATGGAACCTCTCATCTTCCCTTGGAAATGGTTCGCAAGCTGTTTTTCTAAAGTGATGATAAAAGTCGATTTTCTTATCGGACTATTGATCATCGATCTTCTCTGCTCATGAGTTGTTTTCGCTCTATAAACAGAAGTAAAATACTCATAGAGCAAATCCTCATCATTCACCCAATCAATGTCGTAGACAAACGGAATTAGCCGTGTCGCGGTCACGCGTGTTTCCCTGCTTTGTCCATATACTACCCATTCGTAAGTAGTATCCTGTTCAGCCGGACCAGCAATGGGAACATATACCGCGTAGCTGATATAGTTATTAGGTGTAATATAAGTCGGCACTGTAACAGTATCAATTTGTATTCCCACATCACCCGGATCTGTAAAGGAGGTGAGAGCCACAGAAAATGTCAGGTTTGAATTCCAAATGTAAACGTATCCAGTACTCAGCTCTGAAATCAATCCAAATTCAATGAGAGAAGTGACCCATATGCGATTGTAAATGAAATCATAAGCATAATTATTCATATAAATCGCATTACCGGGAAACCTAAGAGCCTTATGAGTATAGTCAAAAGACATACTGTGAAATGGGTAGTAAAGTGTATCCCATGGAACTCCACCTACTCCAAGATCACTGCTTTGATCTCTTGCAACAGTTGTGGATTCGCCGGATACGGCTACCATATCATCATTCGATGTGAGAAAATAATTTGGCATTATGCTATCCTTATAGCTACTCCGTAAGGATCTGTAATGTGACCGAGCGGAAATGCTACATATTGCTCAGTACCGTAGGTGAGTATTTCCCCAATTGACAATCCACCCCATGGAATAATATAGTAATTCGCTTTGCAGAATGGAACATAGGTAGTAGCACCATCATAGGTAAAGAAAACCGGCTTCATCATCACGCGTCTGTTCGAATAGGTGTTCGGGCTAACTGCATTGATAAGGTTTGGAATACTTGTGTTTGGATCAGTAGTGAGTAGTTGAAGTCCACTCACATAATCCCATATTCTACCTGCACCTACACCATTCCACCCTGAATACCGCGGAGTCACATTACAAGCTAACGTTATATAAGGACTGGCAGCAAATATATGACTGGCACCGTTTCCACTACCGGATGTATCATAGCAAAAATCCATACTTGATACTCTGCGAGACAAATAAGTAGAATATACTTTCGGCCAGAATGCAGATCCAGAATCAGTACTACTTACATTATGGTGTTCATATAGAACCGGAGCAACACTGGTACTGTACTGGGTATGATGGCCGAAAACCATACCGGAGGTAGGAGCAGTTTCAAACATCTCAAATTGACCAAAGTGGAAAGCATGAACATTGTTCCCATCAAAATCAACGAAAGCACATATCCATTTATCATCCCCAAAGATCCACATTTTATCAATCGTGGAATATGAAAGGTCCATTGCTGGATCTCTTTCATAGGGATAATCCGTTGTAAGTTTGGGAGAAGTTAAAGCATATTGACAATATGGATGTAACCTATATGAACTATCACCTGAAACGTAAGTAGTGTTAGAAACACCAGCAATATGAAAGTAATGATGAACATGAGTTCTTCTACCAAGAGTCAAAGCCATTTTAAACCTAAGGACCGTCGAACCGTAACCGGAACTTTGAAGGCAAAGGTAAGCAGCACTTGAATCACTACTCCATTCATTCACACCGAGGGTAGAATTATATTCCCAATCAAACCATTTTCTCCACTCAATTTGCGACCAACCTTTGGAAACAGCAAATTGGCGAACATAATCCATTGCTTCTACTCCATCGGGTACATTGACATGGGTAATATAATCTAATATCATGGTTTACTCCTTAAACCGTCGTCGTAGTGGTGGTAGAACTTGTTGATGTAACCGTAGTGGTAGTGGTAGTATAATTTTGTTGCTCTAAAACAGCGAGCCAATCATACTCATAGTCGTTTTTACCCTGTGCAAATATTCTCCAAAGGTTGCTGTCGCTATCAACTACTTCCTCTTCACTCTGGGTATTCAAATTCCGGTAGGCAGCTACGTTATAAAGCTGGACACAAGTGACATTCGTGTCTGTTATATAAAAAACAGGCATGAGAATAGCAGCACCATTCGGTGATGTTACCAAAGGAGAAGTATTTGTATTCGCCTGCATGGGAATAACGAGAAGATCCCCACTAAACTTTTTAAATGTACCCGCTGGATCCACTATAAAATTGGAGCACTCATTTATATCATTCATCGGTCTCACTGGTCCAAATCCACCATCCTGATAGCTGGTATCCCCTCTTTCACTCCCAGCTATTACGAGAGGATATGGGTAGGACTCAGGAGAGCCTAATCTCGCCCCGTTCCCAAGGTAGCACTGGTAATAACTCGAACCGACACGAACAGCAACGAATACAAACTCTGAGGTAGCATAAAACCAGTAAGCCATCTCGGCATTAAACAACTGAAGCGAAGGCAGCATTGTCCAACTTTTGGTAGTAGAACTAAAGTCGCTCAATTGGTGAGTTGTTGCAGCAGCACCGTTCCACGTGGACGGAAGGGAAGTATATCCATTCAAGTTCCACCCATAAAGCTGAGAACTGATATAATAGAATTCTCGCATTCCAATGAAGATGTTCTCATTTCCACTCAGCCCATCATTATAGAGAATTACTTCCCTATACGTCGAACCATAAGACGAAGTGGTCCCATCATCATCTCTTGCCTCATCATCAAATTCCAAGGACCAGTCTAATCCACTCACTCCAGGGTTGCTCGTTAACCATGTCACAAGGGTTTGCAATAAGCCTACGTTATTCCCACCAGCAAAACCGGGAACCGTTCCTGTTTTAAATTGAGGGGTGAGAATCATGATTAGACCTCCGTCGCTAATATATTTTTAAGTTCGTAGGCATTGCCTCTAATGACATTGAAAACGGTTTTCTTACCTGGAGTAGAAGATAAGTACCGGTCAAAAACAGATTGGTCAATTACATTCACAATGTCAATTTTCTCCTCTTTCGCACCTGCTTCTGGCGTCACCATCTGCGGACCAGCTACTGCACCACCTTCAGCGAAACGAGCCACCCTTGTTGAACGTGGTACAGACGGCATGGAAAACCCTGAGAAAAGTTCTCTGGGAATTAATCTTTTTCTCAATGCTTCCATAATACCTGTACCGTAGTATCTCACTGTATCAACCGGCTGAACCCATTCACCGGCAGTCAAATGAGCCGGAATATTATCCGCTTTTTTGTGAGGGGAATGCCCAGGAACTTCTCCACCTTCAGCAAGGTTTGTCGCTGCGATCTTTGCTATTTGTACTGCTCCCATTGCACCTATAATCGAAGCGTTTACAATTGCTCCAGTGCTATAAGGTGGAGCTCCAAGTGCTCCGGTGACAGCATTTGCCACATTGATTGTCGCCTCAGCAATCTTCGCTGCCTTAACGAGGTAGAACATTTCCTTCGATTTCTTGCCGGAAAGATCGTACATTTCCTCCATGATATTGGCAAGTCCACCAGCTACTTCCGAAGCAGTAGTTAACCTGTATTGGAGTTCTCTTCTCGCTTGATCCTCCGCTACCTTTTGCTTCTCCAATTCATGTTGCCTATAGAGCTCGTTTATTTGCTCCTTTTTTGCATTATGCTCTTCAAGCATTGCTATTTCACGATCTTGACGTTCCTGTAGATCTGCAATCTCCTTTGCGAATTGGGTTTCAAGACCTGCACCTTCCATCGATGCAAGTCTCGCTTTAACGTTATTAAATTGTCTCGCAATTATTTCTTTTGCAAGTGCTGCCTTTTTCTCAAGCTCTACTTCTTCCTGTCTCAACTTATCACGTTCGGCAAGTGCTTCCTGTTCCAACTCAAACAGGTTTTGTTTTAACTCTTGCCTCATTGTGAAGATCCTCGCATCCATTAATGCCCGTTTATTTATATCCGTTTCACGATCAGCGGAAATTTGTAGTACTTTGATTTCTGATTCCGCTGCCTCAATTATTTTCCGCTCACGTTCTTTGAAGTAATCTTCCAAAGTAACCAATCCACCAGCGTAGGCTGCATCAAGTTCCACAAGTTCTCGCTCGATAATGGACTTGATCTTCATTGCTTCTGTTTTTAATTGGGTTACATCGGTTATTTCGGGCTTGATTTCAGCGGTGACAGTTGTTTTCGTAGGCCTTCGACCGATTGGACCGGTCTTCCCTTCGGTCTTATTTCTCATTGACTCAAGAGCACGATCAAGAGCACTTATGTCCTTCTCAAGTGCTTCCCTTTCTTGTTTGCTGCGGTTAATGATATTTTTGGAAACTACGTTTCCCTGCTCATCTATTTTGTGAAAAACTTCAATTACATCATCTCCAGATTCCTTCCAAGGTAGTCCTGCAAATTCGTGGAACGCTTTACTCACGCCCCGAAGAGATTCACCGGCAGCAGTAAAGTTGCCGGTGAACAAACCTTCAATCGCAAGTGCTACCGTTCCCATTGCACGTCCAACGATCATCACTTCTTCAATCAATTTCCCAAGGAACTTCATTACTACCTGAATACTTTCCTTTGCGACTTTTCCCCATTCCTCAAGGGTTCCCTCTCTATCGAGACGATCGATTTCTTCTATGAAAGCAGATATTTTCTCAGTTATATAGTCAAACCCTTGAATCAACTCCTCTTCAAAGGCTCTGCCAAGTGCTATTTTTACTCCTTCCATTGCTGCAGCGGTTCTCCTTGAAGCACCTCCGATCCCTGCTTCCATATCTTCAGCTATTTGCTTCGCAGTTCCACCAGCATCCTTAAGATCATCAACGTATTTATCAAGCTCTTTGGATCCAACGCTGAGAAGTGCTGCCATACCAGGACCAGCACGGAGTCCAAAAAGCTTCAATGCTTCATCACCTTTCAATCCTGCCGCTTCAAGTTGTCTTATAATTTCCACGAAGCCGATGAAATTGCCTTCATTATCCCTAACTCGGAGTGCTACTCCCCCCATTCGTTGCTCAAGTTCCTTCATCAACTTCGCTTCTTCTTTTGTTGGATTGAGAAGAGCATCAATAGCTCCACGAAGAGCAGTACCTGCAAGGGTTCCCTTCAAACCAGCATCATGCAACTTGCCAAGTGACCCAACTAAGTCTTCGAAATCAGAACCTACACCAGCTGCAATCGGACCAACGAGTTTAAAGGCTTCCCCAAGTTCTACCAGAGTGGAGTTACTGGAAGTAAATGTTTTGGCGAGAACATCATTTACTGCGGATAAATCTTCTACTTCGAGACCGAAACCAGCGAGAACATTAGTAGCAATGTCTGCAGCCTGTCCTAATTCTAACGCTCCAGCGGCAGCAAGCTGGAGAACCCCAGGAAGGGCTTCGGTTGCTTCGATAACACTAAACCCTGCCATACCAAGTAATCGCAAGCCATCGGCCGCCTGAGCCGCTGAGAATTTAGTAGTTTTACCCATTTTCTCAGCAACCTGCCCCAGAGTCTTAAACTCTTCCGCGGTCGCGCCTGTTACCGCACCAGCGGCACGTAGTGTATCATCGTATTCCTTAAAAGTATTGATAACAGATCGCGTTATAAGTCCAGCACTAAGAGTCAAGCCGAGTCCGGCGACTTTAGCTTGAAGGGAAGTAAATGCTTTCCCCACAGAATAAACGCTTTTCTGGAGACCTTTCATCCCCTTTTGAATCGCACCAATTTGCTTCCCGGCGAGATTCCTCAGCCGGACAAGTATTGTGATCTGTTCATCTGCCATTTTTTAAGTCCTTTGCCTTATAAACTTTCGCCATTCTTTTTTATTTGCAAAACGGGCGATCCTAAATGCTTCACCGATATCCTGTTGTCTTCTAATTCTCAATCTCTGGTGAGCATTTAGAGCATTGATTAGGAAGGAATATCCATATCTAAATACTCCTTCTCCATGACCCGCTTCGATAAGCTGACAGCAAGTTGAGAAAAGTTCTCCAGCAGCTCTCTTCCAGCCTTCGTGAGTTGCTTGCCCAGCTCCAGTGTCTGGGCCAGATCGAAAAAATACTTGTTGACTTCCTTTACCTTCTCCCAAATTTGCATCAGCTCGGAAGGTGCAAGTTTGATAAGATCCCCAAGGGTAGTTCCGGGCATGGCGAGCTTGAGAAAAGTTGAAAGATATCCACCACCATCAAAGAAATCGCCAATTACATTTTCTACCTTTTTCTCAATGGATCTTTCGGTGGGATTGCTGTCGTTAGAGGATGGTTGACTGGAAAAAAGATTGATAATTTCCTCAACTGTTAATTCTCTAACGGTGTATTCCTTGTCATCAATTTTTATACGCTCAGTCAATCTCATTTTTAGAAGTACTCCTTTTATTAGACGGTAGTGGTTGTCGTGGTGGTCACGAAGGTGGTTGTCACATACGGACTGTTTGGATTGTTCGCCGTATCCGACAACCCTTCCGCCGAAATCGACATAACCAAATACTCTTCTCCAATCAGTTGCAGGGCACCGTTTGGGGATAGAGTCACCCGATGGAATCTCCATGTGTACTGGGGTCCCAAAGGGTTGTCGGAAATGAATTTCAAAGCGTATTCCTTGTCCGGTTGAGTCAGCGCGTAGACCAGATTCCCACTGGTTTCGCCCATGAGAAAACGGGCGAGGTTTACTGCCGCGAACTCGTCCAGATCGAAGTTGAGTGAGTACTCGGACTGGATGATCGGGTTTTTGTCCCTTGTTCTCAACCCTGTTCTGGAGGAGTAGTGAGGGAGCCGTTCTACAGAAGGCTCGATTTCCAAACTCGGACAGTTCCCCAAATCGGTAAACCCCGAAGGATCCGTAGGGGGAGTAGTCCCTGTCCATTCGCCGATGTAAAGGATACCCTTTCCAACGACGTAGTTATCGGTTGAATGCGGAGTTGCCATTATATCCCTCCTGTTTTGTGAGAATATTGTATTACAACGTCTACTCTGAAAGCATAGAAAGGCTCCCAGTAACCTCTATAAAATTCGGGTTTTAACGTAGTGCCGATAGCAAGTTCTCCCCTCGTTGGATCCGCATAAAGTGTTGCCCAAAGGTCGTCGAGTATGTTGCTGAGTTGTGTATCGGGTTCCACATTGTCTTGGAAATAGCAGTAAAGTGAGATGTTCAAATCTGAAATAAACACATCCTTTCCCGCTGTACGTCTGCCAACTACGTGAGGCCTTGGAACTGGCAAACCTGCAACCATTGCGATTACCGGAAATTGGGTGACTGCAAAGTTCTCCAAATCCTTCAACGTCGGCAGTGACCTTTTTACGGTAGCAATAGAGGGAATCGTTTCCAAATCCTCCTTTACGCTTACGATGATTTGCTCACGTTTTGAGTTCGCAGCCATCTTTTATCTCCTTCGTCGCCGGATACGGCGAATGTGATTACGGATAATTTCTCTAACTCTTATCCTGTCCTCTTCACTAACAGCAAAAAACTCACGGTTCTCATTAAGGTAATAAGCCTTTTCAGGATTGCTCATTCCAGTTGGATCTTTACTACCCTGAAAGAATAGTTCAACCGTGTTTTCGGTTGTGTTAAAATCCATTGAAGACATCATAGAACCAGTCATGAAAAGGTTAACCTTGTTAGCAGACCGTCCGGACCGTCTTCTCAATTCGGCATATCCTTCAGAATAAGGTTCAAACGGTTCGCCATGTACATCCCTACCTTCGGCCGTTCTAATTTGGATCTGAGAAGTTAAGAACAGACCAATCTCACGCATTATGGGTTCACTCTCAATGTGCGTTCGTAAGAACAGCAAATCGAGAATTACATCCCTTAATCCGAATATTGTTACAGGTTCAGACACGAACAAGTCTCCTTGGTACATGGTGATACTTCTCTGTGTCCACAATAGCCCCAGAGCCATCCCAGTCGTAATTCACGCCGGTCGCGAGTACTTCTTCCAATTCCTGATTGTACAGGTCACGGAAAATCTTCATCTCGCGTTCAAAACCATCGGCTTCTGGGGAATCTTTCATCAAGTAAAGGTAGATGAGCTCCAACGCTTTATAACTGGACAGGTCCTTAACTTGATTAGCATCTATCAGTTCAGATGAGAACTCATTGTCACGCCAATCGAGTGAGTACTCCTGTGCAGCCGTTTTATACCAACGTCGGATAAGAGTTCGATTTATCTTCTCAGCTGCCTTTACGTGCATTGCAGTCCAGTCCGTAACCCCAAACTCAAGGATATTCGGTCTGATTGCTGCAATGTCTTGATCCGTTGAATAAGGCATTTACTCACCTATTCCTTTTTGGGTTTTCTCAGTCGCCTTTTCACTTTTCTCTCCGGTTTCTTTTCGGACTTCTTCACCGGAGCCTTTTTCTTCGTCGGCGACCGTTTTGCTCGTTTGGGTTTTGACACCTTCGTTTCTGTTTTCGGTTTATCTTTTTCCCGGCCAAGGGCAATGTCAGCGGGTGATGTGATCGCGCTGTCAGTGGGCTCTGAGCCTTCCACAGAGGTAGCTTTACTCTTCGCAATCAGCCTTTCTTGCTCAGCCCGTTTCTGCTCCTGTTCCAAGAGTACATCTTCCGTAACTCCGCGGGACATGATAGGGATATTCTCACCCTCTTCCAGACTCTTTCCCTTCTGAAAAAACACATCAGGAGGTTCGTCCAGATCCAGCGGAATTTGCGGATAACCCAGATCAGCCAGTTTTTGAGCGACCTGTGCATCTTCCGTGTAGTACTGTCCATCAACGAATTCGCACAGTGCTTTGTTCTTCTCAGGGTTCCATACAATTGTAGCAAGGTTTGAACGATAAAACCGATACAGTTTCTGTTGTGACTTTGCCATTTTTCTTCTCCTACTTAGACCAGACTACTACGCTGTCGTTGTGGTCGTCGATGTAGTCGTGGTAGTGGTTGTCGTAACCCATCCCGTTCCGGCTGCAATGGCGTCGTTGACATCCTTCGCCCATCTGCGAAAAGACGGCTCCAGACCGGGATTGGTTTCCATGTTAATTCGGTCACGTGCTCCCATGTGAAATCCTCCTGTGAGAAGTTATCAATTTTGACTATAGCCGTTTACTCACCTCGCGTTTACTACGTGGTTGCGAGATTCGTAATGGTTCCGTGATACTCTTCCGGGCCGTAGTCAAGACCGATTTGACCGTAGATCTGTCCCTTCTCAGCGGCACCAGTTTTGCTCAGCTCTTCGTAGAACAGTACTCCCTTCCCGGGAACCGGCAGGAACACGGGGGAGCAGTAAGCCAGATCGGCAATGAGCAGAGTACCTGCAGGAACATGCGGAGCCCAGATCACTCCGAGTACTGCGAAGTCGGTTTCGATCTGGTTGATGTTAAAACCGCCGACATTGCGCGACTGCGGAGCATACCCGTAGATCTCGCTGAGCCGTTGTTTGTTCAGGGCATTCACGAAAATCACGGGATTGGAGAACTCCGCTCCACTACCGGCCATCGTTCTGAGCAGTTGATCCAGGAGGGTTTTGCTCAACGCGGCGGCAGCTGCATTGACGGTGTTGGTAGTACATGCGGTGATGATTCCACGACTTTTCGCGGCGACCGCAGCGGATGTTGCCTGCTGGTAGGCACCGTTGAGAAAAGTGTACTCGGTATTCACCGCGATCTGCCGCATATGAGCGGAGATCTGGAAGTCCAGTTCATTCTGGACGGGTTGCGGATCGGTCCGATCGACCAAACCGGTAGTACTGTCGGCGGTGATCTGGCCGACAACGGACTGTTTTGCGTAGCTGACGGTAACGGACCGATGGAAAATCTGACAGGTGTTGACATCCTGATCGCGGACATAGGTCCACGCCGTCGGAGCCGTCATGGAAGCGGTTTCCGTCACCGCCGGTTGAGAAGCAGACTCCAGCGCCCAAGGCTGTCCCAGCGGGAACTGGAAGTCCGCGGTCACACGAATGGAATTCCCTTGAAGCCCTCCGATCATGTTCAGGAAAGGCGTCTGATTGGCACCAATGAGAAAAAGTTCACCGGTGTAGTTGGGGCAATTCCAGGAAGTTGCAGCAGCGTTTGTATTCGCCATTTTTTCTTCTCCTTATTTCGGTTTATAAGTAAATTAACGCTGCCATGAAAAGCTTTTATTTGGGATTTTCCAAACGAAAAATTCTGTTCTTCAGAGCAATTGCATCTTTTGCTCTTCCCTCTTCATGAGCTTTTGCATGGGCTTTTTTGAGGGAAGCCAATTCGTCGTCACTTTCGGTATGCTCACCCGATCCACTACCCGATCCACTACCCGGTTTACCTGCACTCATAAGGGCGTCCTTCCCAGGGAACTTGTCCCAGAGTTCGTTCATAGCCTCTTGAAAAGTGGCATACTCGCCGGGATTCTCACGTGAGTAAATCGGATCCTCATACTTCCCAGGATCCTTATAAGCACGGAGCAGTAACTCAACCCCATCATCGGCTACCTCTACGCGGTAGTGCTTCGCGAAGTAGGCTTCGGCCATAGCAGGGTTGAGATGAGTCTTCGGATTTGCACCACCAAAAAGAGGATGCACGGCAAAGTTATTGGACACCAAAAGCTTGTGGATCTGGCTGTCCTTACTCGAAATAACCTCGTCTTTTTTCGCAAGGGCACCCTGAAAAGAATTCTTCTGGGTTTCCAACTTCTGCTCATAGGACGAAGACATATCTTGTTTCAACTTCTCCACTTTGTCAGCCTTCAGGTAGTCCTTGTCATTGAAATTTGCCACAGTTTCCAGAGCCTCATCCGCTCGCTTTTTGTACTCAGCGACATCTTCCACTCCCTTAAAAAGGGAAGTAATACCTTCTGCCGCTTCAACCTTCTGGCGATTGGTTTTCGACTCCTTGTTGAGCACGATAATCTTCCCGTACATTGCTACGGGATCAAGCGCTACATCTTTCCCATCGGGATCGATGTAAACTACTTTCGTACCATCAACTACCGGTGCTCCATCCTCTGTCATTTTCAGCTTCCATTCTTTCGTTGGCATGTCCATGCCTCCTTTTTGCTCAGAGAGCGAAAAAGTGAATAAATCAGGGGTAGAACTTCTCCACCCCATTGTTCACCTTGTCGTGTGGACAGACGGCGAAGTGAAACCAATTGGTAGTCATTTCAATAGACGTTACAAACTGAAACGTCTCATCAAAAGGATTTTCCAAAAGCTCTCTTCTCACTGTTTCCGCACTGACATCGGTGAACACCATATCAACAGCACTACCAATTTTATGATATGAGAGTTCTGCTCCCACCGGACAATTCCGTGGACGCCATCCCCTCCATTGATGAGTGCCAAACTTCTCACGTGTCGCTTCGCTTAGACCCCATGTATTCATGATAGCAGGTCCGTATCGGCTCCGTAAACGATCCATTGTTACGAGTACTCTTGAATCGATATAGAGCCAAACAAGATTCTCGTGGAAAAACGGTTCCATTTCAGGAGGGAATACTTCCACAACCTTGAAATATTCCGGGACATATACTCCCATCCCGGTTCTATGATTTACTTCCCATCCCATTATTCTTCCGTTTCCCTTATGTTTAAGGCTTTCCCGAGTTTCACATCAATATCCCTAAACAATCCACATAAACTGAGTTGAAAGAAATCAATATCCGAAATCGGTTTCCCACTGTGCTCCTCATACCCATCTATCGAAGCATTATCGGGGATATCGAATTTCCTTTCCGTGCTGAAATACTTCTGCAACTTCTCACGGAGTGCTTCCGTCCCGTCCAATAATCCCCATTGAATAAACTTCTGATCCGGATTATCGTCGTATTGGAGAATCCCTTCATTTCCATTGGTCATGTCCATTACTGGAATACGAATAATCATAATTTGATCCCCAATTTCTCAAGGTCAGTATTTGCTACTTTTTCAAGATGACTCTTTCCTGATTGCTCTACTTCTTCAAAAAGTTCTTCAAAGGCGTCTCCACCAGTGAGTGGACGTGTTTTTCTCGTTTTACGATAGAAATCCTGCATCCATTGAGCATATTCTGGATAATGCTTTATTTGCTTTCCCCATGGAAGGTGGTCAAAGTTTTTTGGATTAGAAAGTCTCTTCCCTAAATAGTCTTCCAAATCCGTCTTGCCAGTAGCCAAACGAGCAGCATGAACCCAATTTCTCAATCTTTTCTTCGATTGATCTAATTTCAGACGATCTGCTTTCTTTACTGGACCTTTCAGCGATTCCCTTACTCTCTCTAAATCACCATAAAAAGCATCTTCATCAAGTGCGACAAGTCTCAATCTACTTTTAAGATCATTCAACTCAGATTCAAGTGCCTTGGCATAACGCTCAGAACCCATTGAGAAAAACTCTGGATGCCTCGCCGTTGGATGTGGATAAATTCTCCCTTCATAATCACTTACCCAGTTCCCAATGTGATACTGTCCATCACCATTATTGAACCATGCTTTTCCTCCTACCCTGCTATCCTCATACCATTTATGGTATTTTATTGCATCCCTTTTCCCTGCCCACGGATTTGTATCATCCCAAAAACCAAGTTTCCAGTTAAGATCCCTTCCCTTGTTGGACATATAGGAATCCACGGCATGACCCACTTCATGAGCTATTACTCTCGTGCCAAATTCTTTTTTCCCTATATTCCGGTAGTGGAAAAAGCTTAACGTTTTGGAATCTGGATTATAACTTGCACGTCCTAACTGTGCTACATCAATTCTTAGTCCAGACAATTTCATCTCAGTGAGAACTTCGTATCCAAGATGTCTTGTGCCTTTGAATATTACTTCCTCTTCTTTATAGGAAAGCATTCCCATTTCGCCGATAATATCTTTTCTCAACTGATTATGCACATCACTCGGTGCTACTACAGCATAATCCCTTCTCGCCTCCTCATACTCCACAAGTGCTTTTTTCTTCGCTGTCCGAGTTTTGGCACCTAAATATTTCTTCTGTGCTACTTCAAACTTGTCCCTTGCTACTTTAACTGGATCAACTTTTACTTTTTTAACTTTTGGCTTCACCTCATAGATTACATCGATCCCCGACAAATCTTTCTTTATGTAGTCTGGATCCCCAATAAAGATTGGTTTCCCCAATTTCTTATCGAGTACTTTTCTCAATGCAGAAGTCATGGATTCTCCACCTAATCTTGTCACTCCATGCTGGTCTGCAAGTTCGAGTAGATCATCTATAAGTGCTGTACCATATCCCTTCCCCTGATACTTTTTATCTACGTAGATCATATCGATGAAAAATTCTTTATGATCCCCGTCCATGAGAGTAAAAAATCTAACGTTACCAACGGACTCGAAATCCTCATTCAAAATATGGATCGTATTCGGATCCTTAAACTTGAAATCCATATTTGGAAGATTGCGATCTATTTCTGCTCCCGGTGGAAGATACTTGTCTCGTTTTACTACCACCTCTTTCTTGTTCGGTGTTGGAGGTGGAGCTACTTTCTTCGGTGTAAGTTTATCTTCCTTTGGTTTTGTCGGAGTTAATTTTCTATTCGGCGAAGGTTTTACTAATCCAACTCCCTTTCTTATATCTTTCGGGACTATCAATCCCTCGCTTTCCCATAATGCTACCAAGTTCTCCCTATCAGCTATATCCAAATCAAACCAATATTTTGTTAGTGGAGAATTAGGTTTAAAGTCATATCCCTTCACAAGCTTGTGCCGAATACTCTTCAACTTCTTTTGCACTTCCGGTGGATACTGCTTTAAAGTCTTTAAATTCGGGTCCGGTTTTCCTTTTTTTGGTTTCGGCTTGACCATGTTATCCGGCTGTGGTTTAATCACCTTCTCAGGCTTGGGAGGCGGAGGTGAAGGCTCGATCGGCTTCGGCTTAATGGTTTTGCCCTTGCTCCTTAATATCTCAGGGACCTCTATTCCCTCTGCTTCCAATGCTTCTCTGAAAAGTCTCCTCTCCTCAGCATTCATGCCATTGTGAAAAAACTTCACATACCGCTGTTTCGAAGTTAACCCTTCACCTCCGCGCTTTGAAACTTTATGTAAAATTGAAAGATAATTTCTCTCAGTTTTAGTGTAGTCAAGCCATCCACGTGCACCTTCGGTCTTCTTCAAATGAGATGGTTTCGCACCAATTGTATCCCCTATTCTCCAATCGGCTATATCTACCTGAGTGCGATCACCGAGCCATTCCGGTCTAACTGGACGCCAATGATGGCGACAATTGTATCCGCCTCTATGAGTAAATGCTGGCCCTGCTTTCCCTTCCCATTGGTGCTGATTCCATGAGTTGATTTGTCCTCGTGTATAAACCTTCCCTGCTCGCCTACGACAAAATTTACGAGTACTACCAATAATGTCACCAACATAAAGAAAATGAAATATTCCTAACCCTTCCGCTTTCCCTAAGTTGACATCATTGTGGTAGTTCATTGTCGCGTCAAAAGCATATTGCTTCGCATATGCAGCCATTGATCTACCGCGAGCATCCCTATGTCCCGTGAGTGCTCCAGTTACAGCAGCAACCAATGTTGAATAGGATGTTCCACCGACTATGGAAGAGTAAAGTGCATCATCTATTCTCCTTTGGGCTTCCGTTCCAAACTGCTCAAAAGTTCTCGCTGTACTCCTACGGAGAGAACGATTCATATTCTTTTCAATACCAGTAAAGTCAGCACTTTCATTCAAGTACGTCCAAGAACTCTGAATAAAATTGTCAATATCATCAAAGTCCGAAACAAGCTGTCTGGCTGCTACCCCATATGTCTCTTCGAAGTTCTTGAGCATTTCCTTGTGGACAGCTTGTGTTTGTTTCAGATTTACTTTCACGCTTTCAATACGACCAGTTCTGTCCGTCTCGATTAATCTTAAGGAGTTGATCATTTTTCTCTCAAGATTCCTAATCGCGGTCGCCATTCGATCTTGATTTCTTCCGACAGCTTGACCAAGGAATGAATCGGTTTTCTCCGATACAACCTGGACCTGCTTCGGACCTATTTTCTTTTTCGGATCCACTTAAGGATTACTCCTTCTCGCCGGAAGTCTTTTTCTGAAATGGGAGTACTTTGTCTTCACTATCGTCCGTTTCAGGTTTTTCCATAAATGGATCGTAGTAATCTGGATCTCCAGGCTTCGGCCTGTTCGCCTCCTCTTCAATTCCCTGTTCGATCTCATCGTCAATTTCTTGCATCTGAGTATCGTTCCAGGAAGGTAGCATTTTGCGAGCAGTTTTCTTTTGCATCGCTTCTTTAAATTTGTTGCTGACAACTATGCTCGTGGAAGTAATAACGTTATCAAGGTCCTGAGCCAAGTTCTCCACGTCGTATGTGCGCTCACGCTCAATCTTCGTTTCCTTGATAAGTTCTTTTTCTTCTCCCTCAAATTCCCACTTGTAGTAGAACCAATATATTCTCGACTCCGCCTTCTCAAGATTGACTGCTTTTCTCACAAGGCTGGAATTGAGAAGTTGGAACTCGGACTGGAGAGCAGAACCAGACTTTGCTACCGTGGAAACTTCGTTTGCAGCCATCCCGCCAATGTTACTCGCACGGTAGATCTCTGCTATCTTTAACCCAATCCATACAACAATTGCATCAATCGGATCCTTGGATTCGGACTGCAACCAGTCAGGCTTGGAATCCGGATTGTCCGGATCAAAACTGAGTACTGCCGTCGGACCAGTTTCATCCGATTTGTCTACCACCTGATCAGGGCGACCTTCCAATGCAGCTTTTCTCATCATTGGAAACGCGGAGTAGTCAATAACTTCCTCTCCTTGTGAAAGGTTCCGGATAATACTCACATCAATTCTTGCTATGTCAGATATATCCGATTTACCGATGGGGCGAATTCTCCACTTCTTATTGATGATAAAAACAAACGGAATCTCATTCAGAGTATGAGTTCTACATTCGACCAACTCGGCCTTTTCCTGATCTGTTCTTGGGCTACCATCTTCATCGAATGGTATTTCCCAAATCTCAAATTGATCCTGAAACCAAAGCAAATATTGTCCACTGTCCTGGAGAAGTTTCAGGTAAGTTAAAACGGGCCGACCAAACTGATCCCGTTCAATCTTCCAATCCAGAATAGCTTGTGGATAGTATGAGCAAAGATACGGATGTACTTCCATATCTATTTGCTCTTGTCGATTAAAAAACACGGTAGAAGGTTTGTCAACAAGTACTCCCGTGTAACCCATAATGGAAGCGAGCCTACTCTGCTCGGTAATAAACTCGTCGATCCCATCACCTTCCAAATTGCAATCCTCAGAAAACAATTCGTACAGTGCATCGCTTTCAATCTTTTGAGGAACTGTTCTCTTTGTTGCTTTCTTGTTCAGGTAGAAGTTCAATGTATCCACAATCGACTGAGAATAACCGAAACCATATGCCTGTTTTTTACGAGCTTCGTAATTCTCACTGGTTTCACGCTCGTGCTTTACAAGGTAACCAAGATTAACAAGTTCTCGCGCTCCCTGATAAGCAGCATATAAGAACTCCCATTCGCTTTTAAATAGCTGGTGGAGTTCGTGTGTTGCTTTCAACTCATCGACGGTCAAGTCAGGGTTTTTTGGTGTTGCTGTTCTCTTCTCATTCTTTGTTGCCATGATTTAATCTCCTAATCGAATTCAGACAAAACAGCTATATCAAAACCAGTTTGCAAACCGGTCACCTCATTCTCAGAAGTAGTGGCGAACATCTTCCCTTGATAATATGTTGGAGCAGTAATTAACCGTTCATAATTTCTAAGAAGTCTTACCGGTTTAACTACCCAGTCAAGGTAGCCTTCGCTGAACATACCCTCGGAAACCATATGTCCAAGCACTGAATAACCAGTCTTCACACCAGAATCCCCGCATGAGTAAACACAATGGAGATGATTATCAAACGAAGGGATAAATTTAAAAGCCTCATCAATATTGACAACATCCGGTATCAAATGTTGATCGCCTATCCCAATGTATTGCATCGTTTCCAATTCAAATGGACCATGAGGATTGCGTGAAGCAAATACGGCAATATCCCACCATCGTAAGTTCTCCGGATCCCATAATATTGCTACCGCGAGATACCACCATCCTTGGTAGTAAAACATACAGGGATCTATCATTGCAAGGTGGTCCCGATCCATGTTTACGTTTACTCGTTCAATATCAAGTTCAACATTGTCAAACGTATCCGACACCATGAAACGATAAATTCTCATGGTTTCGTAATATGGATTTACTCCAGCGGTATCACAAACATAAATCCATATTTTGTCTTCGATCTTCACTACGTAAGGAGCCCACATTGCTCCCCATCCCATGTAAAAGGTTTTAACGAATTCCCATTCGAGTATTCCACTGGTTCTACGAAAAACAGTAATTCCACCATTTAGCATATCGGTGACGGCCATATACGCTTCATGAGTATTCTCATCTTCGTATATATGGCAATTCTTATAAGAACCGTCGCCGAGATTAATGATTTCCATTCGCTTCTCCTATATGGTAGTTGATGTGGTAGTAGTTATCGGATAAATAAGTGATTGCTCAATCTTGAAAGTAAATTCTTCCACTATCGGTAAACCATTATCAACTGCTTCCACAAGGAACTTCCTCGTTGCTGTGGAGCCAAACTCCGTGACTCCAAGGTCAGCCCCAGACAAGACTACGTCAATATTGGCTGCAGGTGCTACTACTACGTGTCGCCTATTGTTAATTACTTCTCTGTCGCAATTGGTCAATGTCCATCTGACTGCACTTGGTACAGCGAGTGCTCCGGCACTGTTTTTGAAAGTGAGGCTTATAACATACTGAGAACCTTCCTTCGCTCGTGTTTTAAGTGTTACCGCCATCTTTTAATCTCCCGTTACAGTGATAGTTGGTTGTGAAACAGTTGCCAGAATGCTCGGTTGTTTGCTGCTTCCTAAAATAGTAGGCAATTTTACAGTAGCACTCACGCTTACAGCAATAGTATTCGGATCAATCGTAGTGGTCGTGACCGTCGTACTGGTAGTAGTTGTTCCAGTCGTGGTTGTCGTGCTGACCGTCGTACTCGTAGTGGAACTTGTTGTACTCGTCGTTGACGTAGTACTCGTCGTTGACGTTGATGTAGTACTCGTTGTTGACGTTGATGTAGTACTCGTTGTTGACGTTGATGTAGTAGAACTTGTTGTACTCGTCGTTGTCGTGCTGGTCGTTGTCGTGCTGGTCGTACTCGTTGTTGATGTAGTACTGGTAGTACTGGTAGTCGATGTAGTGGTAGTGGTTGTTGTCGGTGGAACAGTTGTTGTCGTAGTGCTCGTGGTTGACGTAGTACTGGTTGACGTAGTGCTCGTCGTCGTCGGAGGTGCAGTTGTCGTAGTACTCGTAGTACTCGTGGTACTGGTAGTAGTTGTAGTTGATGTAGTACTCGTGGTACTGGTACTGGTAGTAGTTGTAGTTGTAGTCGGTTGCTCTTGATCCGGAGCAACATACCCAGTCGGAGGAGTATAATTTAATTCGCTATTTCTAAAACAGGATGTTATTATATCTCCATCATAACGAGGTGAGTAACAAGCTGCAATAACCGCGTCTATAGTGGCGTCTTCGTAAAGATACCCGGTTCCGGCCGCCGGATCGCCGCTGTTCACCCATGTCCCGTCAACTCCAGCATAAAACCGATTGTTGTCAAGGTCAAGCGCAAGCATAATGACGGTTCCGGCAGCACCGAAGCTAATACTATAAGTGCCATAAATGCCGTCATGATAAGCGCGTGCCGTCGTTGATAGATACCGAAAAAGCGACCAAGACTCATTCCATCCGGTCCGAATGTCTTTGTCAAAGTCGGTTCCAATGTCTTGATCGCAAATGCCAAACGATTGAAAGTAACCGTTGACGGCATCAATTTCAATTTCCCAGTACCACTTACCTGAACTCTTATCCCACTTAGAAATAACGGAACTTACAGTCGTATCAACGGTACATTCTGCTGTTCGATTGCCATTGCTGAGAGTTATGTTCGATGAGCACTTATCAGGATCCCAAGCATAAAGCGGAGGCTCCGTAGTTGTCGTAGTACTCGTAGTACTCGTGGTACTGGTAGTAGTTGTAGTTGATGTACTCGTAGTTGTTGTCGTTGTACTCGTGGTCGTGGTCGTGGTTATATCAAACGCTATATTCCAAATGTCACCTGTCGTTTGAGTATTACCATCAGATTGAACAAACAATCGTCTACCGTCTGGTAGCCAAACTGTTTTAAATTCAGTCCCGTATTTGATCTCAGTCATTTTATTCCCTCACGTCCAATAAAAGAGTCCTTAAAGGAATTCCATAAGAGGACCAATTTTCGGGAGTAAACGGATTATCAGTAATACTCAAGCGGGACATATAACCGTTCGCAAAGTCGGCGGTATCTTGCTGATCATTCCCAATCCCTTGTGTTGTCTGAGGTGTACCTGCCGTCCAGGGAGAAGTATGATTTGAACCACCTGCAGGAGTACGATACTGACCGTCAATGAACATTGCCATATGGTGAGTACTATAAACAGGAACACTTGAACTCCAAACAAACCGAAGCGAAGTCCAAGTCGTCCAAGCAGTTATTTGCGCAGCATTGAAATAGATATAAATTATATTAGAAGAACTATCCACAGTCAAAAGATACAACTGTGGAGTACTTGTTTTGATGATAACAAAATCCCCCGCATCATTACTTGCTCCACGTCCACCAAAAAGTACTCGATCATTACTATCATCAAATGCAGAAACACTCTTCCACCAAAACATGATCGAACCCTGAGAAATATCCAGATTCCCAGAAGTGGGAAAAGTAAGAATATCCCCACTCGCATCAAATAGAATGGAAGCATTTGATACCCCATTCATATCGCTTTCGAGAGAAGGACTTCCCCCGACTGTAATTGTGGAAGAACCACCTGCCACCTCCGCAGTTGGGGAAGTAATATCGCGGAGAAGTGTATGAAAGATTACATCGCTATTCGCAATGGAGAAATCGGAATCATCATTGCTCAACGGTAGTGGACCTCCGCCACCGAGACAAATTGGTCCATTATATAGTTTAACGTCACAAACGTATCCAGGCCAATAATTGCTGGAACCCGAGATGTTCCTTCCCACATAGAAATAAGTAGGTGTTGCATTCCAACTTTCGGTAGCAACCAATCTCAGCTTTACAACCCCATTAACGGCAACGATGATGCAATCAGCATCCAGGTTAACCATTAAATGAATATCCCACCATTGCTGAGTCTCATACGTCGAAGAAACTGTAACCAGATCGTAGGCTGTAGATGCATCCGATATATCATTTTGGAAAACTATAGCATTACCAGTTGACCAGTAAAGTAATACTCTATCCGATGAACTTGACCCAATTTCTAAGATCATCCGGGAAGTACTATTCGAATAAGTGAAATTAGGTTTTACTCTCAAGGAAACAGTAAATTTATTTGTTGAGGAAATATCACTTAGAGCAGAGCTTAAATCCGCGTAGTCATCTGTTCCATTAAAAAGAAAGGAACCTCCAAGTGCTCCAACTTGTTGCTTATCTTCAGTGTTGTCCCCTCCGCCTAATGTCCCGTTGGTTTTCCCGGACCCATAATTCTCAGCCAGAATGGTAGTACTCGCTGCATCATCATCAAACCTCCACCATGATGAAAGTCGTTCAACATTTAATGTATCAAGAAAACTGGTGGAATCAAGTACGAGAATATTGCTATAACGCAATCGGTCCCATACTACTTTTACTTTATGGTTTGAATTCGGAATAACGTGTAATCCGCCATCGGAAGCAAAACCATCGATCGTCAGGTTCTTAGGAATATAGCAATCCCTTACGGGAGTAAAAACTTCTACATAAGGAGATAACTGATAGGGAAGATATCCATCGAGTAAAGTAATCTCGTCAATATACCCAGTCCAAAAAGTATTTTCTGAGATGTTTGAACCGACATAGAGATAAGTAGGAGTAGCACTCCAGCTCTGGGTTACAGATTCCGTCGCAAGTATTCTTCCATCAACTGCCAGTGCTACCACATCGTTTGTCAGGTCAACAGCCACTACTACAGTCACCCATTTTTGCATTTGAACGCTTGAAGTATATACTCTCCCATATGAGGTAGTAACTCCCGCATTAGCAATATCGTTATAAATCGTCCATTGATCAGTAGATGCACGATAGCCAATCATAAGGCGATTAGTAGAAGAGGATCCTATTGTGAGTAAAAGCTGGTCAACTGCTACGTTATAGGCAAACGTAGGCCTTGCATTTATTACTACCGTGAATAGATTCTTGTTTGTCAAATCGGTATTGAAACAAGTTGACAAGTTTATAATGTCCGCTGAACCATCAAGCAAAAAGCTCGTTCCTTGTCGAGCAGTTACACTTGAAACGTCTTCGGTATTACTCCCACCTGCAAGCGCTCCATTGCTGCCTACTTCGGCGAGTATGGTAGTACTCGCTGCATCATCATCACACGTCCAGTATCCAACAAGATCGGTATGGTATGTTGCATCATCCCAGTTCTCAATATTTAGGTCTTTCCACTGGTCCCCAATGGCAAGTCGTTTTGTACTGTCGTATTTCTTAGCTGAACCGCTTCTATCCGCGGAATCAAGTACCCATAAAACAGCCATTTCAGAAAGAGCAGTAACAGTACCATTGCTCCAACGAAAACCTATTCTGTCTCCACCAGTAACCAGAACTTGAGTATAAGGAGCAGTACCACCTCCAAGATCGTGAAGAAGATTGATTCCCATAATGTCTATCTCATCAGATAGAACGGCAAGATAATCAGCGTCATTTCTTTCCGCTGTTACACTTTGAGTCGCTTCACTTCCCGAAGACTCATACTTAGAAACTTCATTTGCTACGTTTGCAGTTTGGATATCTGCATAGCACTGACCATGATAAATAGATGTATCGAAAGTAATCGATCCAGTAGCATTGAACTTTATTCTTTGGAGGATACGATCTGTGTAAAGGTAGTACCACATTTCCGAACCCGATTCATTAGTCAGACTCGCATATGCACCGGTTTCAAAATCCCCTGTCAATTTGATTACTACCCGAACACTGTTCATCTCCTTGATAGTGACAGCAACACCAGCATCCTGTGCAAGAGCATATGAGGTAGTTGATTGTCTCACCAGTGAACCCATACGAATCCACTCAGTAGAAACATTATTTGGATCCCGAATACTTATAGCATGGTATTGACCACCTCCATAATGAACCCTTGCGACGTACCCGTCACAGGTAACATCTACGTAAGTAGCTTGCTCATCTATAACAAGATATGGATCGACTACCAGTCCTGCTCCTTCATTATAACGTTGGAGAGGAGTTCTTTCATCTTCTACATCGCAAGTAAACCCGTCTGGCTCGAACGTCCACCAGTGCTGTACCCATCCCTCCTCCGGATCTGCTTGACTACCGTGATTTACATTTCCGGGATAATCATGGGTTGAATAACTGAGACCTTGTTTCCCCTGTTCCGGATTGGCGATAGCACTTTCAAGTACCCTACATTGCCATCTCAAACGCACAAGCTGTCCAGGAACATCAATAAAAAAGGACTGCTTCCCACTTCCCTGAGACCAGTCCCATTCCATAGCAAATAGGTTATTGCCTTGTGTTTGGATCGCACGGTATCGGCCGTCTCCTTGGCTTGAGACATTGGCTTCGGAGAATTCAAAGGGGTAGTTGTTCCATGAGTCGTTAAGATAAACCTGTCCAACCAGTTGACACTCTGCTACCAGTATTGGATTCGCTAATGCATCCCTTTTCCACCATATTTGGCTTATGTCTGACTTGAAAACAAAGTAAGCAATCCCATCGAAAACCTTTTTTGCTACTACTTTAATAGACCCAACGGAATGAGTAAAAAGAATTGGATCTACCTCTTCGGATGCAAGAGTATATTCGCCTTGTCCATCGGGAAGATAAAAGAGGTCCGGTCTTCGTTTGGGATCAGTTCTTTTTACTTCAGGCATTATTTACTTTCCTTATCCGGGACACCTACGTCTTCGGAAGTTCTCAAGAGTCCGTGGTTTTCCTGTGGACGGTCCTTAAGTCGTTCAAGCAGTTCTTCTGCATTCGATTCAAAGTGCTCCTTCGTAAACTCCGCACCGCGAAAGGGACCATCGTTAGATGGAGGATCGGTCTTCTCATCATGCAATCCCATTGCCTCGGCCATCTTCTTAAAATCGAAATTGTGCCTCACTATCTGAACCGGTCTTATGTTCGCCTTCGGGAGCTTGAATTCGCAAAAGGGTTCAAACTTACAGGGGATAGGGGAAAGTGAACCACCAATCTGAGTATACGATACTACCTGATAATCTTCCGTTCCGCTTTCCCTATCCTGGTAGAAGCATAGTTTATTTGATCCACAAGCGTAATTAATAACCTTCTCCACGTCGTTGTATTCAAAAGGGTTCGCCATTTCTTTTTCTCCTTTACTTCCAAAATTTGGACGTCTGTGGCTGCAACTTAATAATCGGGAACTCACGTTCGATATAGTAGCCAATTCCGTCCGTTAAGTGGGAAAGCATTGGATCTGATTTCTTGTCAATTTCTCCAACACTACCTTCCAGGATCTTTACTCCCTCAAAATCCTTTATTGTGTTTACACAAGATTTATCTACCTGATAATGGATATTGCCTGTCATGGACATGAGACGAGAATTCACGCAATTAATTCTACGTCGTTCTCTGGGGTTACTTTTTCTTATTTTGAATACAAGCCGATTCCCAAATTGTGGATAGAGTTTCTGCTTCACCAGATCCCAGTCAGATCCTCTCACCTTCGCAGAACCACCAGCACCGCCAGTCGCATCCCCATATATAAAAACAAGTCCTGTATGATCCCCCCAGTCATCGATCAGTTTATCGCATACCTTCTCAGTGTTGGAGTTTCGTTTTATATAAACTTCTCCAATCTGGGAAGTAATCGTATGACCGACAATAGGAACCTGCGAAATAGGCCATTCATCTACATCCGACATTTCTTGCAGTACACTCGCAGTTCCCGGTGCAACGTTGAAGTCGAAGCAAAAGATTAGCGGAGAAGATGGATCGTAATGCTTTTTGCATCCAGACGTATGCAAGTGGGAATTGAACTTATAGTATGCCAGACCTGAGAAGACTACAAACGATCCACAATACTCCTGCTCGTATGTCAGTTCATCAAGATCCTGTTTTGCCTGAATGATTTCATCTGCATCTAATATATCTTCGCTCAACCAATGATATGTGGACCATACCTTATTCCCGCTGGAATCAACTAAAGTACTCGCTTCAGCATCTTTAACCAGATCATAATAATGATTTCTCCCTTCCGGTACACCAATAAACGAACACTTCCCTTTCCTATCTGATAGAGCCGGACGTACATGTGCTCCCCATGTTTCCGGTTTCATATTCCCATATTCATCAAGTAATCCCCAGTCCCAAGGACTACCCTCAACACGTTCCGGCCTGTCCATTCCTAAAACGTGGAGTTCTGAAATCGTTCCGTACTTGTTATAGACATATAAGGTTAACTTGGATTCGCTGGCAGGTCGTGCTCTCAGCGGGGGAGGTAGTAATCTCTTAAGGTCTTCCCAGTAGATAGTTTTGGCCTGATCACGTGTAGGAGCTGAGACAAATCCTCTCCAATTAGGGAATCTACCTTCGTTTCCTTCTAATGCTGCTTTTGCTGCTTGTCTCTTTCCTTTTATTTCCGTTTTGCCTGATCTTCTCCCTGCATATACTATATCAAAACGGGTTTTGCTTCTCCATAGTTTCGCTTGTACAGGGTGATATCGCAATGGCGTCACGTTGAGAATAGAATTCATAGAAGGGGGATTAATGCTCATGCTATTTCCTCCTCCGTTGGAACAGATCTTTCCAATTCAAGTGTTGCATCCCTTATCTCCTGAGCTATTTCTTCAGGGGACTTGGAAGTAATCACCGTCGGATCAAACTGTCCATAGTCATCTCTGTATTTTCTCTCCAATCGCCATGCAGCTGCCTTCCAGTCAGGCCTGATTATCTTCGTCTTCGTCTTCCAGGAGCGTCCCTTATCAGGAGAAAAGGATATCTCCATTTCCCTTATCTTGTAATTCCCGACTGCTACCTTATCAATTACTTCAAGGAGTTGGATTTCTTTTCTCGCCTCAATCCTACGGATATATCTTCTGAACTGTGTATATATACTATGTTCTGGATCCGTCTTTCCCCTTTGCATCCAATAATTGAAATTCCGGTAGTTGACTCCACAGATCTCACAAGCCCTTTTATATGGTAGATCTGCTCGAATTGCAGCATACAACAAAGTCCTTACTCGTGGAGTAAAGTTTCTTTGTCTCCCTGTATGCCTTCTCCTTAGTTGTCTTCCCGGTCTTGCCATATCCAAGTTCTCACATCTAAAGGTTTACTACTATAAAGTGACCCATTAAAACACTCCTTTCCATAAGGCAATATCTATCTTCCTTATTTGCCTTATCACCGAAATGAGGATTTGCCGAAAACCCCCTTGGCGAACTGACACATAGTCTCTCTCAGGCCGAAATAGTATTGTGCTCTAACTGGTCTCAAGGGGTAGTAAAACATAGGCCAGATAGGGGTTACCCGCTACCAGGTAGGTTGGCTGTAATATAGCTATTTTCAGGCTTAATTCAATAGGGATTATGTTAACTTGTGCAAAAAAATATTTTTAGGGGTAACCTGACATCAAATATAAATGGCTGGAATTGTGTTATTTTCCGTACGATCACCTATTCAAAAAAAATAAAAAAAGATGTTGTGTTTTTTAATTTATTGTGATATCAAGAACATGTTCTTTTAAAACATGTTCACCCGCTGCACTGGTCGCGTTCAGCTATTCAATGACCGAAAGGCTGTTGATAAAACAAAACATATTGCGACTTTTTTCTTTTAAAATACTGGTTGAAAAAACGGGATCGAACTACTACCTAAGTTCGCATTTTCCATGTGAGTAAAATTGCATGACCGAAAACGTTTCCGAGGAAACAAAAAAACGGCCGGATAAAAATCCGGATTCGGATATGGTAGAAAAAAACATTCCGTTGATAACGCAAGATTAAAAAATCTCGAACTTCTGATACCAGGCAGCATAGAAAACCACCGGCCACCGGTTGAAACTATGCTGAATATGTGCTGGCAAGCCATAGTGAAACCCATTTGAAAAAAAACGTGCCGACAAGGAACAATTGGTTTGAATAAGTTAAGTAAAACCAAGTCGGAATCATTTGGAAAACCGACAGGAATATTCTCAGTACTGTCGCAGCTATGCAATATATCCTCCTCCTTTTAAGTTGAGCCTACCCGGAGGCGAGTATTTATATTCGCCTCCACCTTAAAGCCTTTGAGTGGAGCCCTCAGGAGCCGTTTGAAGGCTTTAAAGTGTTTGGGACAGGCAAATATATGAATCTTATTAAGGAGGCATTATGAAAAAGATCGATCGCTCAATCAAAGAAAAAGAAATTATCGACGGACAAACCTTTATCCTGAGATACCTTGAGAAGTGGAACGAGTGGCATGTTGAAATTGAAGAAAACGGGAAATGTGTTTACTACTCTCAACCGTTAAACGAAGACGAATCATGGGACGAGTTTTGGGCTCGTGTTGATTACGCTTCGCTCGATCTTCAAGTAGCATAGTCGAAACTCCCTTTGGGGAGTCCGGTACAGGGTGACAACCTGACCGCTGATGAGACAAGTCAACAACCACAAAGGAGGAATTATGAAAGATTGGAAAAAATCATTTGGAATGATCCTGAGTAAATTCTATCAAATGGCGGAAGACATAGAAGCAATGGATAATGATATGTCTCTGTGGGGTGCACCAGGAGAGTGTTTCCAGGATATGTACAGAGGTTATTTCAAGGGAGTAAAAAACGAATTCGAAAGGCTGTTTTCCGAGTATGGTATTCGTAGCATGAAAGAAATCAAAAAAGAATACAACCGGAGAACTTCCGGTTACAAAGCTTACGAAATATTCTTGAGGTTGTTCCCAGACAGTAGTGACTGGGAATACGATCCAAGATACAGAGTTGAAACAGCATAAGCCGAAACGGGAGAAATACTTCTCCCGTTTACCTAAGATAGGAACTTGGGTACTGATGAGGTAACCTTTACTACTAACTTATAGGAGGATTTATGAAAGCTGACAAGATCATTAATTATCTACGTGCAGGTTTTTCAACGTTTTGGCTCCGAACTTCTGAGCATGACTTCGTAAGGGAAAAGGTGTATGAAACCATTAAAAACTTTGAACGTAAAGATGGCGGGAAGTACTCCGTCAGGGAATGGTCCTTGGCAAAAGGAAACGACCCGAGAGAACCGCTTCAGGTTCTGGATCAGGCCGAAGAATTAACGGTTATTTTTCTTTACAATTGGCACTGGTTTGCTGAAAAGCCTCAGGTCATTCAGCACATAAAAGACAATGCTAAACTCTGGTCATCTCAGGGGAAAGCAATTATCTGCGTGTCCCATTCAAAAAAACTACCGGTGGAGCTGGAAAAAGAGTATGTTCTTATTGATCTTCCACTTCCTAACGGTCCTGAAATTACTACCGCGATTCAAGAAATGGCAGACAAAAACCTTTCACCCGAAGAAATAACGAAAGTAGCTAACAGTTGTAAGGGGTTGAGTCGAAGTGAACTTGATAACGTTCTCGCGCTTTCATTAGTTGAGTCGAACGGAAAAGGTTTTAGTATTGAGACGATCAACGAGCACAAGGCTCAAGCAATACGGAAAACCGGTTTTCTCGATGTTCTCGATGGAAATCTTACGTTCAAGGATGTGGTTGGATACGATAACATAAAGCAGTTTATCCTTTCGACGATCGATAATCCAAAAGCAAAAGGCATTATTACGATCGGCCCTCCGGGATGTTGTAAGACTACCCTAATGAAAGCAATTGTCGGTGAGACTAAGAAATTCGGTCTTTCCATCAATATGGGTTCGTTATTTTCTAAGTTTCAAGGGGAAACCGACCAGAATATCAATACTGCGATCGAAATCATTTGTTCAATTGGTGAATGTGTAGTTCTCATCGACGAATTCGAAAAGCAGTTCGCTGGTAGTAATAGCGATGGTTCGCTCGATAGTGGTACAACACGACGTGCGACTGGTCGGTGGTTAGACTTTCTGCAAAACCGTCCGAAAGGGGTTTACATTGTTGGGACAGCAAATAGCTTTGAGGGAATTCCAAACGAGTATTTGCGTCCTGGTCGCTGGGATTCATCTCCCTTTTTCATCGACTACCCTTCCCAAAAAGTTGCAAGTTCTATTCTGGAACACTACAGGGTAAATGCGAATCTCCCAAAACAAAAAACACCTTCACTTGTTGACTTCTCCGGCGCTGAAATCGAAGCATTGGTTCACATTGCCGACATGAGAGGAGTATCGCTTATTGAGGCTTCGAAAGCCATTATTCCACAAGCAAAAACGGCAGGGGAAAGCATTGCAAGACTAAGGGATTGGGCAAAAGGCCGAACGATACCCGCTGAAACCGTTATGGAAACGCGAACAGTTAAACGGCCGGGAAGACGTCGCATCGATAAATAACTCGCCGAAACGGGCCGATTCAGGCCCGTCTGCTACCACTGGCTACGGTAGCACTGATGAGGCAAGCCATAACACAATTAACTTATAGGAGGATAAAATGGAAGAAAAACGTAAAGTAAAAATCACTTTAGGGAAAAATGGTTCAGTACGTGTCGAAGCATTCAACTTTAAAGGCGGTAGCTGTGAAGAAGCAACCGCATTCCTTGACAAGTTGTTCGGTGGTAATGACCAGCAGCGTAACTATAAGGATAGCTACTGGGAAAACAAAGAAACAATCTCAAATGGTCTTCCGAGTGAATGGTGCGGATGATTAATTCTCAAAAAACATTTTACTACCAAACTAAAAAGGAAATAAAAATGAGCCATACAACTCGCTATGCACAAAAAGTGACTGACGTTGAAACTTTCTGTACCATCTGTAAAGAACTCGGTCATCGAGTAAAGTACTTGGGTGGGAAAGCCTTTGCAGTTAAACACTATGGTCATAATAGTGTTAACAATGCAATCGCAGAGGTCCATCTCAAAGGCTGGGCATACCCGTTAGCAATAAGTCCAGACGGTAGTATTAGGTATGATCACTTTGGTAGCGATCGTACAGTAATAGGACCATACGGTGAGGAATGTTCAACAATGGATTTGCTCGGGTTGACGCTCCAAAAGTACAATTCCAGTGTAGTATTGAAGAACATTGACTACACGGAAATTGAGGGTGTATTTACTGAGAAGGACACCAATGGGGATATTCTGATTACATTGGAATATTAGCCGAAACCGCCTTCGGGCGGTCATAGCAAGATAAGAACTTGTTATCTGATGAGGCAACTTTTACTACTAACTTATAGGAGGATTTATGAAAGTCGAACAATTAAATGAAGGCGTCCTTTGTCAATTGAAAGTTAGCCGTTGGGGAGCTTACACCAAACTGAGTAAAGACAAGCTGGGACCTGATGTTCCGTCTGAAATCGTTCGCGGTGTCCAGGATCTGGTAGATGATAGAACTATCATCGACGATCTTCTCGCAGTAAAACGGGCAACAAAAAGGGAACTTCTCAATAGTTCCATGCCGTTTCCTGTCGACGGAGTGTTCTGGGTACCCAAACACAAGATTGAGTATTTGGACAAGGTGTTTACTGAACTCAAAGCCGAATACGCTGAACTCACGGATAAGCTTGTTAAGAAAATGGGGTCATTAAAGCGTAGCTTTAAAACCAAGTACCCCGAGTACTACGATGAAACAAACTACCCTTCGGCAGATTCAATCAGAGCAAAACATGATTTCTTTTGGAGATTTTTCCAGTTTCAACTTCCCGATAAAGATGCAGGTATACTAACTGCTTCGATGTACAAAAGGGAAAGGGAGAAGTTTCAATCCATGGCAAATGAGATGGAGATGATGGCTGTCAATATCATTGGCAGCACGTTGCTCGCTCGCATTGAGAAATTAAAAGAACAGTGCGACAATGACAAGATCAACGCTGGAACGATTAATGCCCTTGATAAGTTTCTTGGCAAGTGGGATGATCTCTGGAAAGACAATATTGATGGGAAGAAAATGAAATCCATAATGAGATCCCTTCGCATCCAAATGAAGAAAACCTCTGCCGACAAACTTAGGAACAGCGAGGACTTCCGTGGAGAAGTTTCGAAAAAGATGGAGAAGATCGCAAAACAAATTAAAGCTGTTCCTGACTTCAAGGTAAAACGTAAACTGGACGTCTAAGCCGAAACGGGAGAAATTTTTTTCTCCCGTCTGCGTAGATTAGGGAACTACGCACTGATGAGGTACCCTTTATTACTACTTAACAGGAGGATTTATCATGTCACAGGAACTAATTTGCAAGAATTGTGGAGTAATCGGGAAACCAAGGAACGAGCGATTCGGTGATATATGGACCGAAATTCTCGCTTGGTTTGTTGTTGTACCAGCCTCGTTTATCATGTTCTGGTTTACTATCATCATCCCAGTCATAACCGTCACAATAGCAGTAGTCTATTCCGCATTGAGGATTTGTCTACCGAAAAAAACGGAATGTATTTACTGCCTTTCCAAGGATTCTATGATTTCAACTGAAACTCCGGTGGGAAGGGAACTAATTACTACTTACGGTCGAGTGATAGGAGGCTAAATGTTATACCATCAAATGAAGTATTGGTTGACCCGAAAGATTCATTTGTTCGAAACGGATGAAGAAACTGGAGAAGAGTATTCCTTATGCGGATGTGCAATCGCTTGTGGATGTTATTACGTCCAACCGGTTGAGAAAACATTTGTGAAGCAGTTTCAATATTACGACGATTTGAATTACTGTCAATCATGCCTTAAAATTGCTTTAAAGGGCACGAAAGACAAATACTCCCCACTTTGCAAGATGTATGTGAACCCAATCACGTTCAGGGAAATTGCCAAAATTTCTAACGAAAGGGAAACAACATGAAGGATCTGGAAATTATTCTTGAGATCTTCGCTGGTCTTCTTATTCTCGTTGTCATCTACATTTTTACTATTCTCATGTTTAACCTTTAATTCGAAACTCCCTTCGGGGAGTCGCATGGAAATGAGCTACCATGCCTGATGAGATTTGCTCATAACTACCAACTAACAGGAGGATTTATTATGAAAGTAGAAAAACCAAAAAGGAAGGCAAGGAAAGTCCCGGTTAAAGAAAAAGTTTGTGAAAAAAGAAAATGGAAAGAAGATACAGACATTCCAAACGATCTTTGCTACCATCATCTCAAGATTGCAAAGACTCAATCGACAGTACATGAGCAGTTATTGATGCTCGTTGGAATTTCGATGCATATCGTCTACGCATGGGAAAACGGTGATCTTTCCAAGTTCAAACGTTTCATCAAGTGTTATGAAAGAATTATTCATAATGCTATCGAACTGGAAAAGAGAAATTTGTGGGACAGTATTAGAGACCTACCTTCTATAAATGAGGAGTAAAAAAATGAACGAAAGAATAATGCTGGTAGAAAGAAAAACCTTTATGGGAAAGATAGAAGAAATTGAAGCAACATGGAAAAGCCCTGATCATTGTCCAGCCGGAGTTATGGAGATTCACAACCAATTGGTCCACATGATGCATTATTACCAATATACTCATGCTGATTGGATCATGAAAAAATTGTAGCCGAAACGAGGGGAAATTGCTCCCCTCGTCTGATAGGGATAGGAACCCTATTACTGATGAGGCAACCTTTACTACTTATAGGAGGATTATTATGGTAGATCTACAATTGCAAAACTATGAAACCATGAAGCAGCTCACAGAAGAACAAATCAAAGATGGTGTTGAGAACTACATCAACTGGCTCCAGTCAGCAGTTTACGATATGGTAGCAGTAGATGAGGATTTCAACCATCGTGGTTACGGTTCTGAAAGGGATTGTGCAGCAGATGATGCATATGACAATCCCGACATTCTCCGTTCTTTAATTGGCGATTATATTCCACTTCAACAAGGTTCGTATGAGACGTTCGTTGTACTCTATTACTTTTACGAACTCGGCCATAAAGCGATTAAGGAAGCAGTACTTTCAATGTCATATCTAATTAAGGAGAAGAAATGAAAAAGGTTCCGTACACCGAAATGAGCAATCGCCGATGTGAGATCTGTGGAAAACCCATTAAGAAAAACGTCGCAGATCGGAAACCGACCCAAAAACATCTTTTTTGTTTCCACCATTGGAGAGATATCACAGAGCATTATATGGCAACTGCTCGAGAAGTTCGCAGGGATCCGTCCAAGCGTAGCAAGTCTCGACTTCACGTCCCGTTGAGAAGTCCCTATGTTTAACCCAATTGGGGAGCTTCGGCTCCCCCATTAATTTAGTATTCCAAAATAGTTTGGCGTACTAAATTAATGCGAAACGTGTTATATTGTTAACACTGACGTATTTACTCAACCCACTCAAAGGAGGATTAAAAATGGCTGATGCAAAGTATGGTAAAACAACCAAAGGCGAAGTAATCCATTACAGTAAAATGCTGGATGGTTTGGTTGTTGCAAGATGCGACGGTAGAAGATTACTCAAACCAATCGAAGCCAGTCCGGAAGAAATCACCTGTTCGAAGTGTCAACGGTATGCTGACCATAAGCGAGCAATATTGGCAAGAGCTCAAGCTGGGAAAGCAGATCCTGAAAGCAAACCGGAAGCCGACAACCATAACCAAAGGCCTCCCGAAAGGGAACCTGAAGAGGCTCCTGAAGGCTCTCCAAAACAGGACCTGGACCCGTTTATCGCAGACCTGATTATCAAAAAGCTGGATGAACTGTCTGGCAAGATTAAAAACGTTATCAAACGGGTAGATGAACTGGATTCCACTGGTACCAAAGAAGTGAGCAAAAAGAAATTATCCGAAGAGAACTACAAAGAGTTCCTGAAGGAAGGTACCAAGTCGAACGAAGTCGGTCCGGTAGAAGGGAAGCAATTTTCCTATTCCTACTATGTAACTGACGGTGATGAATTCGGACGTATCATTCACATCCCAACCAAAACGACAGTATTCAATCGTGTTGCTGCAAAAGTAGTTCCGACAGCAATCAAATTTCTCAACAATATGAAAATCCGATGGGAGAACAAATTCGAAACTCCACCGAAGGATTTCGTATCCGCTTGTGCAGCGGCATTCAAGGCAGCTAACAAGTGTCACGGCATTGACCTTGACATGAAAGTTGATCCGAATACTCCTGCTCCGAGAATTCTCAAACGGAGAACTCCAACTCCACAGAAGGAAGAAACTTCGCAAAAGGAAGAAAGGGTTCTGAAACGTCGCGGAGAAAACAACCGCTACGGTCTGAACCGCTTCGGCTACCGGAAGAAAAGCATTCACGCACTCATCTCTGAAATGATGAGCGAAGGTGTTTACTACGGTGAATTGTGTTCAGCAGTTGAAAAGCAATTCAATTGCAGTCGAAGGGATACCACTGCAAAATTGAAAGCAGTAATAAGGAAACTGGTCAAAGATGGTTTTCCGGTTATGATCATCAGGCAAAAGTCTTCCGAAAATGACTTTTACGATATCATTGAAAACCAGGAAAGCACCGAATAGAGCGCCTCTTTACTTTTATAGCACAATTTGGTATACTCAAGAGCTCCGAGTCATTCGGAGCTTTTCCTTTTAAAAAGGAGAAGAGAATGTCATGTTCCAACTGCCATTGGTGGTGCCGGTCTGATGTAGTAAAAAGGGAATCCAACGGCTACACTAAGCGGTGCATCGCGTCAAAGAAAAAAGTACAAGCTGACAGTAAGCAATGCAAGTACTTCAATCCAACGATTTTCAACTGTGATAACTTTGGTTGCAGACTCAATTACAACCAATGTATAGCACGAAGGAGGAATGAGAAAAACTTACTATCATGGGAGTTGTGTAAAAACTGTAGACAATTTGATAAAGAAATCAGACCAATCATCGAGAGGTATTTTCTCGATTTGGTCCCTATTGTAACCCCGAGGAGGCTACTGAGAAAAGAAGAAATAGCCGATCCGGGGAATCAAAAAAGGGTTTTAAAAAGAAGAGATGGAAAAGAAAATAAATCCCCCTTAACAAAGGCATTTGATGTACTCTTACCAAAAACGAGAACATTAAAACGTCGCCCCACAGAGAAAAAAAGAACATTAAGGAGGCGATAACGGAAAACCAGAAATGCCAATAAAACTTAGTGAAAACGATTATAGAGTAGCATATGAGATTTTTAAAAATGATTGTTCTGCTGATCCGGAAGATGAAATACTACCGGCGAAAGAAATATCCGCAGAAAAGGCATTAATAAAGATTCAAGCATGGGAGAGATTGAGTAACGAAGCAAAAGAGTTGATTGATATTATTCTCAATTCCCCGAATGAAATAGTCGATTTAATTGCTACTCCACGTAGGCATGAAGTTACTGTAAGAAGTATTCACAAACATCTCGCAAAGGTTTTCAAAAGCAATTGGGTTGCTCAGCAAATAATAAGGGAAATACAAGAATGGGTAAAGCACTTGTAACCGCACTTGACAGTATTCATTCCAAGGCAAATAAAGAAGCAAGAGAATTACTACTTCCTTGCCTTGAGTATGAAAACGTCAGTTGGAGGAGGGGGAGATTTGGTGGCAAGAACACGGTCACCAAACAACATTTAATCACCGGTAGTAAAAACTCCGGTGGAACACTACTGTCCGGTCTGCTTCCACGTATTGAAAAGTACGCGGAACGGACCGGATTTTTTTTGTCTATTGATCGGAGCAATCTCGAAATTCTCAGGCCATCTAACAGCCGACCAAGTTTAAAAGGCATAACCTTTCGCCGTGACCAGAAACGAGCCATCAGAGCCGTTAGAAGGCTCTCAAGAGGCATAATTAAGTTTCCCACTGGCACTGGCAAGACAATTATCGCCCTCGGCATTTTCTCACTATATAGAAACTCACCTCGTTTATTCCTATGTCATACGAAGGACCTCCTCTCACAAACTATCGAAGAAATAAATCTATTACCAGGAAAGCAAAAAGTATTTGCACTCGGTGATGGATACAAACCTTCCTTCCGTAAAATAAAAAAAACTAAAAATCCTATTGTTGTCTCCACAATCCAAACATTTTCAAAGTACTCACCTACCGAATGGTGCGATTTTTTTGACGTCACAATTGTAGACGAATGTCATAAAGTAACAAGTAAAAAATCCCAATACGGCAAAACTATGGAATACAATTTGTCTCCAGTTAAAATTGGGTTGAGTGCTACTCCTCCAGTAAAAGGAAAAGAAAGACTAATTTGTGAAGGTTTTTTCGGGCCAATAATCGCGGAACTCGGCATGCAGCAAGGAATTAGGAAAGGTATCATTGCGAAGCCAGAGGTTAAACTACTACCAGTTCCACTGGAACATACTGTCGTTGAGAAAGCTGGTAGAAGTTACAAAGGAATGTACGATGAGGGGATTACAAATAACAAATATCGCAATGAGTTGATTGTTGCCGAAGTTTTAAAAGCTGTCAAGAAAAAGCATACAGTTCTTGTAATCATAGAAAACACGCGGCATGGAGAAAACCTGAAACATATGTTAAGATTAAAAGGGATAAAAGTTCCGTTTGTTTATGGTGCCACAGATAAGGAGGTGAGAACAAAAATTAAAAACAAATTGAAGGAACGAAAAATTCCAGTAGTAATTTGTTCGAGAGTTTGGCGGGAAGGGGTGAATATACCATCGTTGAACAAGATAATATTAGCACATGGAATGAAAGCAGAGCGAATTATCCTACAAGCAATGGGAAGAGGATTGAGAACATCCGTAGGGAAAAGTAAAATTACTTTAGTCGATTTTCTCGACGGATATCGTTTCTTAGCCGAACATACCGTGCAACGAATTCAGATTTACATGGAACAAAAATGGATATGAATCAAAGAGAATCGGTAGTATGGAGGAGTATTTCAAATGGACCTAATTGAACTTCTCGAAGAACATGACGTGAGGATTTGGACATCTGGTAAAAACGTCAATCGGGGATGGATTGGTTTAACCTGTCCATTTTGTGATGATAGTAGTAATCATCTCGGAATCAATCTTTCCACGCTACGCTGTCGTTGCTGGAAATGCGGAGGTAAATCACTAATTAGGGTTCTCACCAATGTATGCAATATCTCATCGAAGGAAGCACGAGAATATGTAAGAGATTTCGATGAGACAGAAATTCCACCAGAAGAAGACGGTTATGAATCAAGTTCACAAAATTATATTGACAAAATTGTCAATGGAGAAATAACACTAAAACTACCGGAAGAATCACTTAGGCACTTTCCAAAACTTCATACAAATTATCTCATCTCAAGAAACTTCAATCCCCACAAAATAATTCCCAAATATAAATTGCGAGCAGTTGGAATACATGGTCCTTACAAATTTAGAATTATCATTCCTGTAATCAAAAACGGCAGGATAATAACGTTTACTTCACGAGATGTTACGGACGCCTCAGAGCTCCGTTACAAGGCTGCGCCTCAGAAATACTACCCAAACCCCAAACACTTTGTTTACGGCTTGGATTCGGTTCCTGAAGGCGGCTCGGCAGTAGTTGTGGAAGGACCCACAGACGTTTGGAGGCTTGGAGACGGTAGTGTTAGTTTTTTTGGAACTATGTACCACGAGAAGCAAATAGCTGAATTGATCAGGAAGAATTTAACTACCCTCCATATCCTATTCGATAATGACGATCCAGGGATTCGTGCTGCAAGGATGCTCGCAAAACAATGCTTTTCGATAGCAAGGGAAATCAATATTATTTCAATCAAGGAAATGTCCGACCCAGGAAGTTTATCCCAGGAGGATGCATATCTTCTCATGAGAGAATTAAAACTTGTTAAAAAATAAAAAACTTCCTCTGGGGAACGTCGCGCAGCGCGTTCCCAAACGACTGTCGGAGCGAGGCTCTGCCGAGCGTAGCAGTCGTGTGAGTGGAGTTCAGGTAGTACTCAATATCAGGTCAAAAGGGATGTTGTGTTAAAAACATTAAAACTTTATTCAATACCCCCAATGTTTATATTAATTTACGAAGTAAATATAAACATAAGGGGGGGAGTCTGAGGGGGGGTAGTTGAGGCGATTAAAAACATCTGGAACATAACGATCGGAAGGTAAGTGACATGAAAAGAAAAACTATGCTTGAGATAAAAAAATATCTGTATAATCGGGGAGGCTCTGTAATTTGGATAAAAGACTCAAAATTCGGTAGTGGAAGAATTCATCGAAGAGTTTATGCAATACCAGAAACACTGGTAAAAGAATCCATCGAAGCGAGTCGCAAAATGGTTGAAAGGCATAAGAAAAACGTTGAAAGGAATGAATTCCTGTTCAAAAGAAGTGGAAATGATAAGAGTAGTGGAAAATTAAAATTTGAAACTAATTCTCACTACATGATTTTTAAAGTATGGGTTAGTCAAAAAGGGATATTTGCTCATCACAGACCAGTCATCTCAAAAACAACTTCAAGAGCTATGAATCAAATTACGAAAGCACTTAAAAAACACTCTACTCCAGAGATTATAGCAGCAATTGAAAGTTGTCACTCGTTATTCAGTCGCCCGGACTTCAAGTACTACTTTGCATACACCAATTACGGATTTACACTTGGTGACTTCTTCAGTTATGAAAAAAGTAATTACGAAAGTTTGGTAAATAAAACTGCTTTTAAAAACATTCCCAGATCGTGGTTTGAAGAAAGTCTCAACGGCAGAAAATATCTTTACGATAAATATTCATTCGTTCCGAAAGATAGAAATAAACCGTTGACAGAAGCATTGATGGTAGCTTGGAAAAAGTATCAACCAAACGTCTCAAATATTAACGGACCTGAGAAGAAATCAATATTTATTCGCTGGTCAAATTATCTTTCCAATTGGGCTAAACTAAACGATTTCAAAGATCCGTTTTGGCTGGTAGACTTTATTTGTGACGCACTGTGCAAATATAAAACATTGAGAATTACTCAACTTCGATTTGTCCAGTATCAAAATTTCTATTCACATTTACTACCGGAGGCATTGATCAAATTCAACCGTTCATCATATGGCGATAAAGTTTTTGTCCACAACTGGAAGGAGATAACAAAGAAATGATAATTGAGAAAAAAAGTTTAAATACTCATTTCGAGAAGGAAGCAAAAGTTCTCAGTTACATGATTATGGACAATGATGTTTGCGATGCATGTTACAGGAGGTATGTTGCAGGTGAATTGAAATCAAATTACTTTACAAACGATAACAAAAAGATTTTTCAATGGGTGATTAAGTACTACGCAAAAACTGGTAGACAACCGGCTCATGGAATTCAACAAATTTGGGAACACAAGAAAAGGGGAAAACAGTTTGGTAGTAAATCTGCACGGGATGTAATGGAGAAAAACCTTTCGAGCCTATCTGACCTGTACGATATTTTCGAAGACGAAGGAACTAATACGAAAGATGTAATACTTTTTGATCTTCCAAATTTTATTAGGATATGCGAGTTATCCCTGAGAATAGAAAAAGCCCAAGATTTATTGGCTCATGATGAAGTGGAAAAGGCTTCGAAAGTATTCAGCGGATGGACAGATATAGATTCCGATGAAATCGAAGATGAGAACATGGGGATAATACTACCGTTTTCACAAAGAGATGTAGAAGAGTCGGCCATTGCCGGGAATCTTAATTCCGAAGTTGTCTATGAGTTTGAAGGTGATCTGGGCAGGTTAATCGGCCCGCTGAGGCGATCTTGGTTAGTCGCTGTAACGGCAGTTGAGAAGGGTGGTAAAAGTTTTTTACTCGATGAAATTGGGTATGATGCTGCATTATATCAAGGGAGAAAAGTACTTAAAATCAACTTAGAGCTATCAGAATCCCTTCAAAGAATGAGAATGCAGAAAAGAATCTCACGCACAGTTGACCCACATAAAGCTGGTAGAATGATCTATCCAATTCTCGATTGTGAAAATAATCAATTTGGAACATGTAGAATTCCGAAAATGGCAAGAAAATTTAAAAGAAGAGGTCACCATTTAATAGAAAATCCGGGAGCAAATTACTCATATATAAACAACCGTGGATGGAATAGTTGTACCGAATGTCTCAATAATCCAAAAATTAGAAGCAATGCCCACAAAACAAAAAGATTCCTTCCAACGATATGGTTTGATTCCTCTCGACTTAAAGCTTTACATCCAAGCATAGTTAAAAAAACCATTAGACAATATAGAGAAAAAGCACTTGCAAACTTTAGAGTCAAGTGCTTCCCAAGGTTTTCTCGTACATTTGAAGAAATAAAGAATTACATTTACAGATATATTGAAAAACACCAATGGGTCCCAGAAATAATTTTACTCGACTACCTTGACATTACAGCAAATAGTGGGAAGTCAAGTGATGATAATATGAGGCATGAAGTTGACAGGAAATGGAAACAGGCTTCTCAACTCGCTGGTGAATTAAACTGCTTAGTTATTAATGCGGATCAAGCGAACAAGGCTTCAAGAACTCAATACCAATTGGATCAATTATCAACGAGTGAAAGTAAAACTAAAGATGCTCACTTGGATTTGCGAATTGCTTTAAACCAAATGGACCACGAGAAGAAATTGGGAATCGCAAGGATTGGTGTACTTTTCCACAGACACCAGGAATTTGCCATTTCAAACGAAGTTTTAATAACTCAGAGATTGGCTACCAGCCAGCCGATACTGGAAAATGTTAGGATTTGGGAAAAAGAAAAAAAATATCGAGTTTCACAAGAAAATTAATATTTCACCTGTTATCATTCAGTCACATTTGTCGGGAACGTTTCCCAATCGCCCAATAAAGGGCAAAACATTCATTATTAATTAAGGAGAGAAAAATGGCGATCGACAAGAAAGAACTGAAGAAACATGTCAAGGCACTGAACCGTCTTCTCAAAAAGAAGATCAACATCAAATCTGACGTCGAAGACCTCCTGGAAGACTTCATGTCCGCCATCGAGAAGATGGACGACGACGGGAAGCTCGGGAAGATTCCCGATGAAATTCTCGATTTCTATGAGGATCAGGTGCCTGACACAAAAAAGAAAGCCGATGATGATGACGACGACGCCGACGACTTCGACGCCGACGAATTGACCGAAGAACTCGAGGAAATGAGCCTCAAGGAAGTAAAGGCTTTCGTGAAAAAGAACGACTTGGGGATCAAGGTCACGAAGAAAAACCTCGATGAGAAGATCGAGGAAATCGTCGAGGCCATGGAAGAAAAAAGCTCCGATGGAGAAGAAGAAGAAGAAGACGACGACGAGGCCGACGCCGGGGAATTCGACGCCGACGAATTGACCGAAGAACTCGAGGAAATGTCCCTCAAGGAGCTGAAAGCTTTCATCAAGGAGAATGACTTGGGGATCAAGGTCACAAAGAAGAATATGGAAGACAAGGTCGAAGAAATCGTCGAGGCCATGGAAGAGAAATCCGGTGCCGAAGAAGACGACGACGACGACGCCGACGACGAGGCCGAGGAATTCGACGCCGACGCCTTGACCGAGGAGCTCGAAGACATGAGCCTTAAAGAAGTAAAGGCTTTTGTCAAGGAGAATAACCTGAAAATCAAAGTCACGAAGAAAAACCTTGACGATAAGATTGAGGAAATCGTTGAGGCTATGGAAGAGAAATCCGGTGACGAAGACGAAGACGAGAAAAAGGGAAAGAAGGGAAAAGGCAAAGACAAGGGTGGAGACGACTACCCCAAGGGTATGCGACGGGATTCCATTCCGGCGAGAATCTACGACGCAATTCGGGAGGGTGCCACCATCCATGAAATCGCCAAACCCATTGCGAAGGAGAAGAAAAAGGAGCCGAGCCAATTGTACGGTTTGGTCATGCGGAATCTCATTCGCAACATTGGCAAAAGCTGCACGGTTGTCCTCACCACGGACGGCAGCGGAACCGATGGAGGCGTGATTGCGACACTCGGTGACTAAGCAATAACGTTCGCCAATAGTATTACAATTTAGACCACCGGTTTCCTTTCCATTCTTGGAGGTCGGTGGTCTTTTTTTTGACTCTTTTATTCGAAGGAGAAATACTCAATGGGAAAGAAATTAAAAAAACGTGAAAAGTCCACCATCGTAAGAAACCAACTACTTTCAACCCTGCGAAAGATTTATCTCGGCGGAGCCATAAACGAATGTGTTTTGACCATCGAAGGAGGCGTAGCTCTGGCCGAAGTTGTAGACATAACAAACAACATAATCGTATTAACTAAAACAGCCTCAGTAGCTTCTAAGGGGGTTTCCCTTCACGTCGGTTTGGGGAATATTGAAACGGTTATCAAATTTCTCGGCTCCATCAACACTGAAAAGATTTTTACAGAAATGAGCGAAGAAAAGGAAAGGCTGTTTATTGGAAATAAAAATTTTGTTCGGAAACTCAGTTATCTCACATCCAATCCGGAAATGATTTCTACTCGTCTCAGAATGGATGAAGATGATGAACAAGATTATTGGGACCAGTTTACTTCCATTCCGGAGGTGACATTCGAACTGACCAAGGACGATGCAAAAGATTTGATTTCCTACATTGGTTTAAACAATAGCAAGGTTGTGACCATTGATGTTGGAGATTCCATCGTGTTCACCATTGGTACAAATACGGAACATAAGTTCTCCATTGAAATATCCGATAATTTTGAAAACGATGATGAAGCAGAATTCACCATCAAAACCAATGGAGAAAATTTGGCAAAAGTCCTCGGGGTAGTGGAAATAGATGAAGAGGAACCACCGGTGATTGGTTTGGCTGATGGCTACCCGATCGTAGTAATGGAACCCGAAGTAATTTGGGGACTGACGCCAATGGAAGAACAGGAAGGTGACTAAAAATGACAAACATCTGGTTTGAAAAATATCGACCAAATCGCCTCAGGCAAATGGTTCTCCCAAGGGAAACTTTTGATGCGATGCAAGGTTTTATCGACGACCTTGAAATCCCCCATTTACTTTTCCACGGACCACCAGGAAGCGGAAAAACAACACTTGCCAATATACTAATAGACTGGGTTGCAGCCGGTTGTCTTCGGCTTAATGCAAGCTCCTCAGACCGTGGAATAAACGTTATTAAAACGACCGTGAAGCAGTTTGCAACAAGTAAGCCCAGAGATTCAGACAAGATCAATATTGTCTTCTTTGATGAAGCAGATGGACTTACACCGGATGCTCAAAATGCTTTGAGAAATACCATCGAAACCTACCATTCAAATTGCAGGTTTATTTTCACCTGCAATAACATCTACAAAATTACTGCCGCATTAAGATCGCGCTGTCAATTATTCCAATTCGAAACACTACCGGAATCTAAACTTCTCCATTTCTGCAAAAAAATTCTAAGAAACGAAGAAGTCGAATACAACACCAAAACTTTGAAAGAAATAGTTGAACGTTATTATCCAGACATTCGCAGCATTATAAACAATCTGCAAAGTTCTTCACGTTTTGGGAAGTTGCGAAAAAACTTCTTGGATAAGATTGTCGTTGGAGATCTTATCCGTTTTCTCAACGAAGGAAAAGTATTTGCAATCCGTCAAATGTGGATAAATAATACAGACTTCACCCGGATATATAAGTGGCTGTTTAACCAGTACAGCGGTAGCATTGAAGACGAAGGAATTCGTTCCGACGTAATGGTAGCAATTGCCGAATATATGTACAAGGATAATTTTGTTGCCGACAAGGAAATTAATGCTACCGCTTGCATTCTGGAGATCATGAGTATTCAGGAATTGGAACTCGATTTCAGGTCCACTAAATAGGATAAAAAGATGAGTAAGAATCCCTTTGAACAGGCAAAGGAACTTTTCACAAACAGGGAAAAGGTTGAGATTGAGAATTCGTGGATGGTAAATAAGATTCTCAGTTTCAACCCTACAACCTGTTTACTTTCAATTCAAATAAACGAAGTCATGGGAAAGATTCCAAATAATCTCGTAAGTGAATTACTCAATTGTGTTCCAAAGTCTAACAGAGTTCCATTTCTAAAGTTTGCAAGGAAAAGCAAAACGGTTGAACCTAAACTGGTTGAAAGCATTGGTAAGAAGTATTGTTGTAGTAAATATCATGCAAGGCAAATAATCGATCTATTACGTCTCCAAGATGAAAAACCTGAGCGATACTTCGGTCTGAAAAAGGGGGAGTAAGTAATGCCGAAAGATATTACAAAATTTTTAGGCAATAAATCAAGAGAGGATGTTACAATAGAGGAATTCTTTCGCTTAGTTGATAAGTGTAAAGACAAGTTCGAGTTGAGAAAATTGGAACAAGCTCTCTTAAAGCCTTCTCCCCTTGCACCATACAAAGGTGGAGAGATTGGTAGAACAGCATTCAAAAAGAAGACATTGACACTCACATTTCCCAATGAAAAAGTGATCCAACGGTGGATGAAATTTATCCGTATAAGTCAGTACAAAGAATACAACACCTGGGATGTGGAAGTGTTTATGTTATTCCTTGAACTATTGGAATCCGGTCGTTTAATCTATAAACGTGAGAAGAAAAAACTCATTTTAAAAACCAAGAGTGGAAGGAAGATTCACTTATGAAAATCCATGAAGAAATTAGGAAAGAGAGTCTTCGATTCGTAAAAAGAAATAAGAACATTAAAATCGATCGAAGCGATAAACATGCCATGAGCTATATCAGTCCACGTATTTCAAGTGAATTTATGGACTGCTCAATGCCTATGACATTTGACCATTTTTCTCATTGCTCATTAGGTTGTACGTACTGTTTTGCTTACATGCAAAAAACAAACAATTCCAGTTTCAGTACGAAGATCCATGCTGCACCTATTCCCGCCATTATTCGAGCCATCAACAATGAGCCGAAGGGTTACAGAATGAGTGCTTTCCACGAGCACTTTTTCAAAAAAAGATTTCTTCTCCATTGGGGAGGTATGGCTGACCCATTCTGCAATTTCGAGAAGACGAACAGATTGGGTTATGAATTGATCCACCATTTGGCAAAAACAAAATATCCGACACTCTTCTCATTCAAGGGTTACACTATCCGCAGCCGACGCTACCAGCGTTTATTTGAGCGCTACGCAGATAATAGAAACTTTGCCTTTCAGGTTTCAATCATCTCACCATCCGATGAAATGTCAAAAAAGGTAGAAATTGGTGTACCCGTCACAAGTGAAAGAATCAAAGCGATCAAACTTCTCAGTGATATGGGTTACTACACCATCCTTCGACTTCGGCCGTTTATCATTGGCATTACAGATGATGGCTTGGAAGATATGCTGTACCGCTGTCTGGAGGCTGGGATTAAAGCGATCAGCACGGAATTTGTTGCCATTGATATCCGTAGTAATGAAGGTCTACTCAAGCGATATAAGTGGCTCGGAGAACTCATTGGAACTAAGAATACAGTGAAGTACTTCAAAACATTGTCTCCCAGTGAACGCGGTGGATACATGAGATTAAACCGTCTGGTTAAAGAGCAATTCGTAAAAATAATGTACAAGTTTTGCGTAAAAAATGACGTACTCTTCGCATGTTCCGATCCCGATTTTAAGGAGTTGAACATGTCCGGGAGTTGCTGTGGAATGCCTGATGAGTACCCTGAAAATCCAGAATTATGCAACTGGACTCACAATCAGTTAACATTTGCTTTGAAAGAAGCGAGAAAACAATATCATACTACCGGTCGTCTCAAGCAGTTGAAGTTCACGGAAGTATTTAGACCGGATATAGATACATATCTTTCCGATCCTCAATTTGGGCAGGACCATATCTGTGTTAGTGATATGACTGCTTCCCGTAGACATGGAATCAACTACGGTAGAATAGCAAATAGGGTTTGGAATAACCTTAGAAGTCCATCCAATCCACGCAATTACTTTCACGGGAAGTTAATGCCTGTTAGACCGGACGAAAATGATAACCTTGTTTTTACATATACTCCAAGTGAATATGAACAAAGATGGTTAGACGAAGGGATCGATTTGAAAAAATAATGAGAAAATTAAAAAGACGCCCAAAAGGTACTCGACAAATTTACTGCCATACTTGCAAAACCTGGATGGTATTTGATTTTGTAACAGTATTGAGCATGGGGATTGGGCCGAGGCATGGTGAAGAAATTTTTCTTTTTAAATGCCCCGATTGCGATAATGAATCTCACGGAGTAGTATTTGAAAGATTAACTCCGGCAAGAAAATAGGAGAAAATATGAAACCGGTATTATTGATATATCCTCCATACGAAGGCAAAAGTTATCTTATGTCAAGAGCTCCATTTCCTACTGGTCCCCTGTATATAGCAGCATACCTGGAGTCAAAAGGCGTAGAGTCTCGTGTCAAGGACTTCTCATATCCACCAATGAAAAGCAAAACGACCCGTCCAAACCAGCTCAAAACCGGTCAGAGCACATATACTCGCTGGGGATACGACGACTTACTAATTGAAAGATGGCTTAGAAGGAATCTTCCAAAATATAATCAATTTGTCGGTGTATCTTCTCTAATGTCTTCCAATTGGACCGGTGCATACCATGTAATCGATTTAATTAAAAAAGTAGATCCAACGAGAATTGTGATAATGGGAGGTCCACATGCAACAACCTTTCCACAGCATATCTTCGAACATTCCAAAGCAGATTACATCTGTATTGGAGAAGGAGAAGATGCACTCTATAACTTCATTTATGGCTTTCCACATGAAGCCATAGTTGATCGCAGTAGTAAATTAAATGAACAGCGAACAACCTTTTTCCCCGATATGAATCAACTACCATTTCCTTCCCGTAAATTGCTATTAGATGAACGGGACGTGAAACAAATGTACGTCACCTTTTCCCGTGCATGTCCACATAACTGCTCATTTTGCAGCAGCCATTTGATACATGGTAGAAAATGGAGAACTAAAACACCGGAACGATGCATAAAAGAAATTAAGCATTACGTCAATGAATGGAAAGTAAAAAATATCATTATAGAAGACGACAATCCATGTCCAGGGAAAAGGGGGATTAAACATTTCAAAAAAGTTCTCAACTTGTTTCTTGATGAACCGGAATTGAAGAAAATAAGAATCAAAGCATCACAAGGTATCCCGGTTTATGCTACTGCCGATCCTGAACTCAGTGAGTTGATGTACAAGGTTGGTTTCAGGAGAATGAGATTTCCTGTAGAAAGCACAGATCCAGGCGTCCTGGAAGATATGAATAAAACCAATGTTCTCAAGCATTGGAAAAAAGCAGTAAGCAATTGGAAGAAATTGGAAAAGAATAATTTTGTATTGATTATTCTTGGTTACCCTTTTGCTGAGACGATAGAAACCATGCTGCAAACCATGATTGACGTTCATAACGAAGGCTGTATTGTTTGGGCTTCTCACTTCCGATTGAATAAAGGAACATCACTATTCGATCGATGTTTGGAAGCTGGTTACACGAATGAGAATTACGACCCAATCAACACTCAAGCATTTTTTATTGAAACTGAAAACTTCAATAAAAAGGAATTGCAAGAGTTGATGCAAATAACCATTGCAATGAATTGGACATTGGAAAATGGATTCAATATTCTCAAAGATACAATTGATAATGAGAACTTCCACAACTTCAATCCAAATCCTGCCATTGGTGAAACGGTAGCGGAAGGTAGATTCAAGTTCACCCGTTCTCAAAATATCGTAGCAAGTATTCTGCTACTAAGAACTGGAAATTTTGGAAATAATAGGCCGATCGTTGCTTTTGAAAAAGGCGGCGAACGCTTAATATATAGGGGTTTCCGCCCAAGTCGTGTGTATGATAAACTACTCACATTAATGACGGGAATAAAAACTAAGGGAATAAAGGACTATACGAGGGGGAGAAAATGAAAATTGCAGTTACCATGTTTCCATTAGACAACCTCGGCGGGATCGTTAGCTGCGTAGAAAATGCTATCGCAGGTTTTATGGAATTAGGACATACTGTTGATTACTATCTTCTCGCTTGGCAAGATAAGTTTATGAAAGGGAAGTACAGTGACCGCCAGTTGATTAGAAATAAAAAAGATCCTTGGTATCAGGGTTGTCTTTACGCTGCCCATCAAATGAAAGGTTGGAACTTTCCACTCGAAAGAAAGATTCCATACAAAGGTGAGAAAAACCTCCGGAAAGCAAAACGTATTCTCAGCAAGTACGATATGGTTCTGTGGATGATTCCTGTCCCGACAAGACAAAAGCAAAACAAGGGAAACCTGGACTGGATAGAATTATATAAAGCAAATAGTTGTAATGTACTTTGCTCCCATGACCCTCATCTCATAAACAACTACCCATACATTTATGAAATTAAAGAAAACATTTCCGGAATTGCCACAGTTCACATGGCCGGATATAACAATATGAAGCTGGGAGACGTCCAGAGCGCGCTGATCCTTAATGGGAAAGATTTGTCTCAGTATAAAAGAAAATATAACTATCACAAGCGTTCTAAGGGCTTCCTTAGTCTTCAAACCTACAAAGCATATAAACGCTGCGAAGAAATATTGAGAGCCATTCCTTATATGCATCTGGATAAAATTCATATGGCAGGTGGAGGTAGGGAACAAGCCTACATGACCAGTCCAGATAAATGTAAGGAAGAGTATTTCTGTTCCAGAAAATATGATCCAGATCTACCTCGCAAATATGAACGAAAAAAGATGAGAATATGGGATCTTGCTCTTAAACATGGAATGATTTGGCACCATTGGATTACTCCAGGTTTTAGGGATGAACTTCTCAGCGAAGTGAGATGTTTGATTGACGCGAGTTGGCAATTACACTTTGCAAAAGCTGGTGGACATTTCAACAGAGTATTTATTGATGCCTGTGCAATGGGAGTAGTTCCAATTGGAAGAAACTTTGGAATCTCCGACAACTCAGAGGGGATAAGCCCAATTTTTCAGCCTAATAAAAATTATATTATGATTCCCCACGACGCCACTCCTAAGGAGTTTGCGGAAAGGGTTGATGCTGCGTGCAACCTTCCAAAGAAGAAATGGAGAAGTATAATAGAAAACAATTACGAGCTAATGAAACACTTTGACAGGAAGTTTCAAGCTCAACAATTTATCAATCTCAGCAAAGGCAAAAAAGCAGGATTTTTTCAAGATAGAAAAACGAGAAGAACTACAGATCCTTTAATCATAACCAAGTCTGCCAAAATGATGAAAGATTTTTTCGGCCAAACAAAACCAATTATTCACAAAGAGGGTATCCGAAACTTCATGAGGAAAAAATGAAAAAAAGAATAGAAGACTACGTTCATCTTCATGTACACAGTGAGTACTCAGCTTTGGATGGTATGGGTACCGTAGACCAGTATGCAGCAAGGGCTGCAGAAATAGGGCAAAGAGCAATCGCCTTGACAGATCATGGTTGTATGGATGGTCTTATAAAGTTTCAAAAGGCTTGCCAAAAGCATGAAGTAAAGCCAATCCTGGGATGTGAGTTATATGTCGTCCCAAACCTTGATAGAAATAAACTTCGCGGTCATGCCTGTGTATGGATAAAGAATGAAACCGGTTTTCGAAACCTCTGTAAAATACTTACATTCGCAAATACAGAGGGTTTTTACTACAAGCCACGAGTAACCTTCGAAATACTCCTTAAATATTGCGAAGGATTGTGTATATCAACAGCTTGTCTCATCTCCTTTGCTAACGTGTTCAAAGAAGGGAAAAAGTTATTTCGTGACCTGTACGATTCTATTGGAAATGACTTGTATGTTGAAGTAATGCCCCATGACATCAAAAAGCAATTTTCATGGAATAAAGAAGCAATAAAACTCGCCAGAAAATATGGAATTAAAGTACTTGCTACTAACGATTGCCATTACGTTAGACGGTGGCACCATAAAGCTCAGGAAGTTTTACTCGCTATTCAGAGAAAAGCGAAAATGGATGATCCGAATCGGTTCCGTTTTTCTATCAAAGGGTTGTATTTGAAAAAAGCAAAAGAAATGGAACTCACATTTAAAAATAACAAACACAAGTTTAGAAGGGAGTATTTGAGGAATACTTTGGAAGTTGCTGAAAAGTGCTCAGGGTTTACCATAGCTAAACAAGATATCGCCTTACCTCGGGTTCCTAACGTGCCGATAAATCCGAGTAAAGCAAGAGCTTTTCTTTGGGACCTTTGCAACAAAGGTTACGTTGAGAAATGCGGACATGCTAAAAATATTAAAAGAGATAAGCTTTACTACAACCGTTTAAAGGAAGAGTATGATCTAATCATAGAAAAGAAATTTGAACGGTACTTTCTAATGGTTTGGGAAACGGTTAATTGGTGCAAGGAGAATAATATTCTCGTTGGTCCTGGTCGCGGCTCTGTCGGCGGTAGTATAATGGCTTATTTGCTTGGAATTACTTCCGTCAATTCGATAGAACATGATTTGATTTTTTCTCGTTTCATCAACAAAGATAGGATCGACTACCCTGATATAGATATTGATTTTGAACATACCAAACGACACCTTGTCCGGCAGCATTTAGAAACTGTTTATGGACATGAAAAGGTAGCTGCCGTGAGTAGTTTTAACCGTATGAAAGCGAAAGCAGTTTTAAAGGATGTTGGTAGGGCTTTTGGGGTTCATTGGTCTGAAACGGAAGCATTTACAAAACTTGTTGAAGACAATGACGATCATACTGGTATCCATGACGCGATTGAAGCCTATTCAGAGTGCGCTGAATATGCTGCCAAGTATCCAAAAGTAATTACTTACGCCAAACAACTTGAAGGTCAAGTAAGAGGATATGGACAGCATGCAGCAGCACTTGTTATTTCCCGTGAACCTATAGGAACAAGCGGTCGATGTAATCTGAGAACTCAAGAAGGATTGTCGATAGTAAATTGGGAAAAGGAAGATACAGAATATGTTGGATTGATGAAACTGGATGCACTTGGTTTAAAATTACTATCTATTCTCAGTGAAACAAAAAAATTAATTAGAAGAAATTACAGTAGAGAAATTAATCTTGAGAAAATAGATTTAAACGATAAAAAGGTTTTCAAAGAAATAAGTGATGGTAAAACTACTGGAGTATTCCAACTTGGAACATATGCCATGACATCACTTATCATGGAAATGGGAGTAGAAAGTTTCAACCATATATCCGACGCGGTAGCACTTGTCAGACCAGGACCAGCCAATTCAGGAATGACTGCTGAATATATTAGAAGAAAGCATGGTGCAAAATGGGAACCCATGCATAAAGAATATGAGAAGATCACCAAAGATACTTACGGACTGCTCGTCTACCAAGAACAGGTGATGCAAGTTATTTCAAAAATGGCTGGACTCCCTTATTCAACAGCCGACAAGGTTAGAAAAATTATCGGTAAAAAACGTAGTGTCAAGGAATTCGGGAAGTACAAGGATATGTTTGTTCGTGGTTGTAGAAAAACTGGATATTTCAATAAATCAGAAGCGTTGAAGTTTTGGTCGGGTTTAGAGAAGTGGGCTCTATATGGTTTTAATAAGAGTCACTCTGTCGAATACGCAATTCTCGCATACTGGTGTTCATGGTTGAAGTTATACTACCCCACAGAGTTTGTTTGTGCTTCCCTTACCTTTGGTGCTGAAGGGAAGAAAAAAGAAATCATTGAAGAAGCATATAAACTCGGTCTAAGAATAATGCTACCCAAAGTAGGGAAGAGTCAAGCGATCAATTGGGAAGCAAATCAAGATTGTTTATATATCCCTTTCATAGAAGTAAAAGGGATTGGTGAAAAGAAAGCAATTCAAGCAGCATCAGGAATAGGGGATAAACCACAGGGAAATATCAAAAAGTTTTTTGGCAAGAAAAAGAAAAATCAGGTAGTAAAAATTGGTGGCAAGTTTGGTGGACTTCTCGATAAAATTGGTGCATATGATCCTCACAATCCTGAGATAACAAGATCAATCAAAGACCTTTTTAAATTTAGAATTGTAACAAATCCAAAAGTAGAGTATAAAAAATTATATAGGTTGTTTGAAAACAACTTACGTCTGGACAAACTTGATCCGGCACTCAACGGGGATTCTAAAGTTCTCAGACAACTTGTAAACAGAAAAAAATTGTGGAGAAGTAGAAGTTTTTCATCTCATAGGAAGTTTGGATTATGTGAAAAATGTGACCTTAGAAATGAATGTAAAGCACCGGTTCCACCAAGTCCAGGGAAGTACCCAGTCGCAATAATTGGGGAAGCACCTGGGAAAGATGAAGATGAACAAAGGGAAGGTTTTGTTGGTAGAAGTGGAAACATGATTTGGAAGACATTGAGATCATATAAAAGAGAACTTTTCCACGTTTCCAATATAGTCAAATGCTTCCCTTCAGATAGCAGAAAACCATCTCCGGAACAGATAAAAACATGTTCCCAACTATGGCTTGTCAATGAATTAAAAGAAGTAAAACCGATTGTAATACTTTCTTTTGGCAACACTGGTTTACAATTCTTTCGCAATCAAAAATCGGGGATTACCAACATCTCAGGAAAAGTAATATGGAATGAATACTTTGGTGCATGGGTTGTTTACTGCTTACATCCTGCCGCTACTATGCATAATCCGGACAATAAAATTTATTATGACGCTGGTATGAAAAGATTTAAGGAACTTCTCAAACAACTAAAGTTTCCTAAAAAATAGTTTCACAGGTTATAATAAACTAAACAAATAAAAGGGGGAAGAAAATGGGGAAAGAAGACGTAGCAGCATCTGGTGAATCTCATGGCGGCATGAGTTATTCTACCTTTGATGAAGGTATGACTTTTGATGAGAGGCAAGACGAAGTACGAAAGTCACTTAATATTTCAACCAAAGAATGGAGATGGATGAAGTTCTCCCAAAAAGTTAGGGACCACATTAGGGACTATGTGGTTGAACTCTACGGTGACTGGCCGGATGAACACATGGAAGGGATGAATACAGAACAAATCATCGGAAAGATGAGTCATTACTTCAAGCGATTGGGGAAAGTTGAAAAAGTAAAAGGAGAAGGACAGCAACTTCTCGATTTGTTCAAAATATGCCATTACTGCCAATATCTCGCCGACAAAATGGAAGGTTGGGAGTATAAAGAATGAGTAGAGATTTCGAAACAGACATTGATATTGAGAAATCTAATTTAGTTGAAGAACTGATTAGACAACCTCAGCTTTTTTACGATTGGGCTAAAATGGCAGCATCTGCTTCGGTTGATACGACGGCTGCAAAAGACAAATACGACGTAATGAAAGCTGAGATAGAACTAAGGGTGAGAAAACATCCTGCACTCTACGATCTTCCAGATAAACCAACAGAAGCAATGGTTCGCGCAACTGTAGTGGTGAACTCTAAAGTTAAAAAAATGTTCAAACGTTACCTGGAAGCATTGAGAATTGAAAAGCTTTTGAGTAAAGCTGAACGAGCCTTTGAACATAGGAAATCTTCCCTTGAAGGGCTTGTCAAAACTAACGCACAATTCTACTTCGCTGATCCAAATACGGATTCCAGAACTCGACAAAGGGTAGTTGAGAAAACCCTAATTGATCGAGTTAGGGAAAAAAGAAAATTAAGGAGGCGAAGAGGATATGGATAAACTTATACAAATTGCTGGTTACGGCATGAGTATTGTCATTGGATTAATTTTCTTTTACATAGTAGTCAGAGTCGGAAGTTTCGCATTTTTCAAATCATTTAGGGAAGCAATGACTAACGTCAACGAAGGAGAAAAAAATGTCGAGAAAAAGTAAAAAAAGAAAGAAGGGATTAGACCGCAAAAAAAGATCAACTCGTGGAAGAAACAAAAACCGGCGGTTCCAGAAGAACAAGCTTTTGGACCGCATGAAGAAGTCCCAGCAGCAAGCTGAAGGCGGTATGGGGGTGATCAGGGGTGACGCCGATGTTACCATATGGCGTCCGGGAGATGGCTCTCACATTATCGACATTATTCCCTATGAGGTTGGGAAGTACAACGTTGACGGTGATGAACCGGGAGAAGTCCACTACACATTCCGCTACTTCCTGCATCGCAATGTCGGGCCGGGAAACAAATTGGTTATTTGTCCGTTGAAAACATGGGGAAAGGATTGCCCGATCTGTGAAGAGCGACAACGGTTAATTGATAATGGTTCCGATTGGGAGAAGATGGTTAAACCGTTGTTCCCCAAGGAGCGTTACATTTACAACATTGTTTGCTACGACAGGGGAGAGGAGAAAAAAGGTGTTCAAGTTTGGGATGTGAGTAATCACTACTTCCAGAAACACATTATCACTCTCTCCAAAAAGCCTACTCGTGGTGGACGTGATGAACAAAATATCCTTTTCTTTGATGAAGAAGAGGGGAAGAGTATTTCATTTACAATTGAACCGGCACAGAGTAAGGATGACTTCGCAGAGTATGTCGCTCATTCCTTTGATGAAAGGGATTACACCATATCCGACGATCTCCTGGATTCCGCTCATTGCCTGGATGAAATAGTGGAGATTCATTCTTATGAAGACATTAAAAAAATGTTTTTCGGTCGTAGCGGTAGTAATCGTAATGATGATAGTGATGACGATAGTGGTGATAGCGAAGACAATACTCTTCGGGATCTGCTTTCTGAGCTGGATGATCTTGAGGACAACGACGAACTCCGGGACTTCTGCGAAGACAACGGATTGGACGTTAAGATCAAAGGAGGGAAAAGGTTCTTCTCAAGAAACGTTGACAACATAAAAGAAGCATTGGAAGCAGAGTACGACGATGATGACGACGACGATGATGACGACGACGAACCGGATTACACCGTCGAAGAAATCGAAGAGATGAATTTCCGCAAGTTGAAAAAGCTTGTGGAAGAGGAGGCCTTGGATATTGACCTTGAGGACTTCTCACGAAAAGATGCAGACGATCTTAGGGATGAAATTATTGCAGAATTAGGACTCGAATAACTTCATTCCTTACAAATTGTGGGGGGAGCACCAAAAGGGAACCTAAAAAAATCCTCCATTCTCATCAGCCCTTGCTCCCCCCACATCCCACCATAAGAGGAACTTCCATGAGAAAATTAAAGAAAAGAAAAACCCCAGTCCGGTCGATGGCCGATAGTGTTTCTAATGGAATCAAAAAACGAGTAAAAAAAGTTGAAAGGGTAGAATTTCTCAGTTCTGGTTCAACCAATTTCAACCTTGCTCTTAGTGGCATTGGAAATTCCGGTGGATGGGCAAGAGCAAGAATTCTAAACATAGTTGGTGACGGTAGTAGTGGGAAAACAGTTTGTGCCCTTGAACTCGCCTTCTGGTGTTTCAAAAACATCAAAAAAATCAAATCGAAAAACTTCGCTAAGATCAAAAAAATTACTATTGTTTACAATAATGCTGAAGGAGCAATGGACTTCCCTATTGAACTTATGTATGGGGAAGAATTTGAGGCTGCAGTGGAATGGGTTTGCATTAAAAGTATTGAAGAAACTTGCCGTGACTATGCCAAGAGAATGAGAAATTTAAAAAAGGGAGAATTTCTACTTTACATTATAGATTCATGGGACGCCATCGACAGTATGGAAGCACATAAACGTTTCGATGAAGCGATTGCTGAAAACAAAGAAGAAAAAGGTTCAATGCAGGTAGAAAAACAAAAGTTTGCAAGTAAATTCTTTTCCAAAATTTCAGGCCAAATGGAACGTAACGAAAAGGATGCTACACTTTTCATTGTCAGCCAAGTGAGAGTAAAAATCGGAGCCAAATTTGGGAAGAAAACCTATCGCGCAGGTGGGAAAGCATTGGATTTCTATACTCACCAAGTTGCATGGATTCGTGAAATTGAAAAAATGGCAAAGGTGAAATTGGGAGAAAAAAGAGTATTTGGAATCCGCTCTGCTGCAAAGGTTGAAAGAAGTAAAGTTGCAAAACCATTTAGGGAAGCAAACTTCAATATCCTTTTTGATTACGGAATCGATGATATTTCCGGAATGGTAGAATACGTTTTTACCAAAAAACAAAAAATGACAATTGACGGGCAAAGGAAATTCAGTGATCGTAATGCTTTTATAAAATACATTGAGAAAAAAGGATTGGAAGATGAAATGGTGGCCCTCACAGAAAAAAAGTGGAGAGCAGTCGAAAGAGAATTCGAAAAGGAAGTCGAAGCTCGTAAGAAAAGATTCTAATGCAATCGTTGTAGATTGCTCTGCTCTAACGTATGCTGCCTTTTACTCATATGGAAATTTGTCTTATAATGGGAAAGAAACTGGTGTCATATTTGGTTTCCTGTCAAAATTATTGCTAATAGCTGAAAAGTTCAATACAAAAAGATTTTTCTTTTGCTGGGATTCTGAATGGACTTACAGGGAGCAAGATTACAGGGGATACAAGGAACATCGTAGAAATAGAGATATGACTCCAGAAGAAATCGAACAACAAAAATCCGTTATAAAACAGAGGGAAGAACTACGCAATCTCGTTGTCCCTAAGCTTGGATTCTCGAATAGTTATATGGTTCCCGGTTTTGAAGCCGATGACCTTCTCGCCGTCTTCTCACGGCGTCTCAGTACGTGTTCCGATGTTGTTATGGTAACAAGAGATATGGATATGTATCAATGTCTTGATTGTTGCTCAATTTTCGATCCAACTACTAAAAAAATTTTTACCAAGGAGAAGTTGAAAAGTGATTACTGCATAAAACCAAATAAGTGGGCTCTGGCAAAAGCAATCGGTGGATGTGACAGTGATAATGTTCGTGGAATTAAGGGGGTAGCAGATCCAAAAAAAGCTACGTCAATGGGGTTAAAGTATTTGAATGGAAAATTGACAAAAGGGAAAGTATTTGATCGCATTGAAAGTGAAGACGGGAAAGCGATCATCAAAACTAATCTACCAATTGTAACTACTCCTTATCGTGAAGAGGACTTGTCTCGTTTATTAATAAAGCGAAATAAGTTTGAAAAAAATAAGTTTATGTCAGTCTTCGAATTGTATGGGCTCTATTCCTTTTTAAAGCCCGAGAAATGGGAGAAGTGGAAAACTATTTTTTTAAAAGGAGATGAGTAATGGAGAAATTTAGTTCGTATGCAATGGTAAAATATTTCCAATCCAAGTTAGAAGAGATGGAAGAAGATGCAAAAAAGTTCGACAAAGGGATGGATACTCCCGGAGAACGGTTGAGAGTAAAACTCAACAGACTAATTGACGATATTCAAAAGCATAGAGCGTACATCCATAAAGTGAGATACTACCGGGACGCGTGGAAGGTTTTCAACGGGCAAAAAAACTTTATTGAGAACAGAGAACATAAGGAAAGAAAATATGGTACCGTCAGTAAAGTTGCGAAACTTCAGGTCATACGAAAATGCAAGCTTTAATTTCTGTCCTGGGATCAATGGAATTATAGGTGTATCCCAATCCGGGAAAACAAACATCCTAAGAGCATTACGTCTCTTAATCTTCCTTCAACCGGCGGGAATTGGCTTTGTACGGAATAAGGATGAAAAATTAATCGCGGAGGTAGAAGTAACTACCAAGGAGAATTCTACCGTCTCCATTAAAAAGGGGAAAGGCGTAGCAGAGTACTCCTTAAACGGCAATAAATTTAGAAAATTCGGTAGACAAGTTCCTGATGAAATTACACAAGCTCTCAACATTTCAGAAATCAATTTTCAAGACCAGTTTGATCCACCATTTCTTGTAACTTCTAAACCATCAGAAGTTTCCAAGGTTATTAATGCTGCTACTGGTATGGATGACTTCGATGAGTGGATTAATACTGTCAATTCAAAATTGAGAACTTTGAAAGCTGAGAAAACCGTTTTTGAAGTAGAATTAGAAAAAAGTTTAATCGTTCTTGATAAAATGGATGGATTGGAAGATGTTGAACCAATTTTATTTGAAGCAAACATGTTCAAAAAAGAACGATTAAAAGCTGAGAAGAAATACGACCGGCTGAAAGAAAATTATTCCACAATTCAAGATATAAAACTAAAGATTAAATGTGAGAAAAAGGTATTAGGACTTCGCAGCATAATAGATGAACTGAATAAGGTTAGTTCCGAAATCGAATTGATAGATGAACAGTGCGAAGTACTTGAGAAGTATCAGGAAATTAAAAAATCAATCAGAGCGAGTAAAATAGAAGTAAAAAAACGGGCAAATGAGTTTATTGAAGAATTGAAAAATGCCCGTAAATGCCCAATCTGTCTTAGTCCAATAAAACAATCAACGGTTATGAGGTTGAGAAATGAAATTTCTGTTACTAAGTGATATCCATGCTACTGATAAGATTCCGGTAGCAAGAAAAGACAACATATCAGAAACGTTTGATAGTAAATTTTCTTTCATTCTCAACTATGCTGTTGAAAAAGAAATCGATGCAATTCTCCAAGCTGGAGATTTGTCAGATCAATCGAGAAGTTGGACAGTCCTTGATTACTACATGGTAAAACTCAAGTTATATAAAATACCATTCATGACAGTATTTGGACAACACGATATGTATTTGCGTTCCAAAACTTCTCAAGCTCCAACAACTATGCTTACCCTAATCAGGTCTGGGATGATCTCCCCTCTTAGTTCCGATCCGGTCGCCATGGAAGATGTTTCCATCTATGGAGCTAATTGGGGAGAGAAAATCCCAACTCCGACCAGAAATCACAAGAATATCCTTGTACTACACAAATCAATTGCTGAAAAAGAGGAATGGTCTGGTCACGACTATACACATCCAAAGTACTTCCTTAAAAAGCATGATAGATATGATCTCATCTTGGTTGGAGATATCCATAGATCCTTTACTGCCAAGATAAACGGTAGGCAACTTGTAAATACTGGTCCACTACTTAGGTTAGAGGCAAATAGTTATAATTTCGGCCACAATCCTAAATTTTTCGTATGGGATTCAGATGATTTTTCACTTGAAGAAGTTTATATTCCTTGCCGACCTCCAGAAGAAGTACTCACTCGAGATCACATCGATCCCAAGAAAATATCCAAACGTGAATTGGAAGCATTCACTGTAGCATTAAAAAATATCAATCCGAAAGAACTGAGAAAAGAAAAAATAAAAAAATTTATAAGAAAAATAAAAGAGAGAAGAGTGAAACAAATTATAATGGAGATTATAAATGGGAATCGAACAGAGAATTAAAGCATTACAGACAAGACTACAAGCTGCACAAACAACCATCGAAGTTTATGAACATGAATTGAGACGTTATGAGAAAAAGATAAAAGAATATGGATTAAGTCCAAATCATGTTAAACGACAATTGAACACTCTCTTTGAAAAGATTGAAAAACTCTCTTTAAAGGAAAGGCAATTGCTTATCCGAGCTGAGAAGAAACTTTCCAAAATAGAGGAGAAGTTGAGATGACAGCATCTGTTTATGCACTCTACGATAGTCTAATCGCAAAAAAGATTCTCGTTAGAAAAAGCGTGAGGTCTTCAAAGGGCAAAATCGCCTCTATAAAAAGGGAAATTAGTGCTCATGAGAAGGCAAGGACAGTGTTTACAGAGGTTTCAAAACTAACACAACAAGAGACAAAGGAACGTATAGAGAATCTTGTTACACTTGCTATACAATCCGTATTTGAAGATAGAGACTTCTCTTTTAAGATGAGATTCGAAAGTAAAAATAATCGGGTCTATGCTTATCCAATTATAGAAGAATATGGACAGGAATTAGACCCGAAAGAAGATATGGGAGGAGGCATTATAGACGTCATCTCCATTGCTTTAAAGATTATTCTCTGGCACATGGAAAACCCAAGGAAAAGAAATGTCCTTTTACTGGATGAACCGTTTCGCTTTACCGGGAAACTAATTACAAAAACCGGTCAAATGCTCAAGTTCCTGTCAACCAACCTGGGAATACAAGTAATTATGGTTTCCCATGATGATGAACTAATAGCAATATGCGATCAGGTTTATAAAGTAACAAGGATAGGGAATAAAAGTATTACTT